TGCATGAAGTATATAGCATTGGATTAGGTGAGCTTATTGTGGCTTTGATTATTGCTTTTAATATCTGGTGGCACAGAAATAAGATAAAACAAAACTAATGGTAAAAGCATTTCTTTTAAGACTTGAAAAAGATTCTAAACAGACTTTGAGTGCTATGCATTTTTATCTTGGATTAAAATTACTGTTATCCGTAAAGGCTTTAGAATTAACAGATAGAAATAACCAAACATCAATAAGTAGAATACCTGCTGGAAGATATAAATGTATTTTACGTTGGTCAACTAAATACAAATGGCATTTTATAGTATTAGATGTTGAGGGTAGAGAGTGGATTCTTGTGCATTTTGGAAATTTCTACCGAGATACTAGAGGTTGTATTTTAGTTGGAAATGATTTTTATGACATTAATAAAGATGGTTACAAAGATGTTACAAGTTCAAAGAAAACAATAAAAAGGATTCTTAACTTACCAGGAGATGAATTTGAATTAATAATTATAGATGAATAGATGTTAGCATTATTAAAAATAGAGAATTTAAAAGTATATGCTATTGTAGCAGGGATTCTTTTTGCAATATGGTTTTATAAAGATTGGCAGCATCAAAAAGCTGAGAATAAACGTCAAACTGAAAACATAGAACAGTTAAGATATTTTGACAGTCTTAAGTATGCTTCACAAACCTATAGTAAAAAAGAGCTTAACGAATATTTAGAGTACAATAGACAGGACTTACAACAGTTTTTGAAAGACCAAAAAATTGCTACTCGTAAGATTGAAAGAATCATAACTCAAAAATTAACCTATCAAGACAATGTAGATAGGAGTGTTAATTTACAACCAATTTTAGATGCTATAAATAAAAGACAAGATATTAAGATACCTGTTGTAGACAGCACTGATTGTTTAATCATTAAAGGATATGTTGCATTTGAAAATGATACACTTAGCTTAAATATCACAGACCGTAAGTTTAAAAACAAATCTGATGTTGTTAGTTATTGGCAAAGAAATCAATGGAAAATCTTAGGAATTAAAACTAGATTATTTGGGAGAAAAAAAGCAACAGTTATTATTAGAGATAATTGTGGAAACACAGAAACATTTATAATAAATAAGAAGAAAAATTAAGATTAATATGTAATATAGTTAAGAGAAATGATTAACTATTTTTAATTATTTTTTATTAACTTTGTGTTCATGGAACACAAGATACTTGGTAGAAGACTAATTAAACACTTTGATAAGATGGTTTTTGATGAACCATCTCATACTTATAAAGTAAGAGGAAATGGGTTAATGCCTGTTTCAACTTTTATTAAGAATTTTGTTAAACCTTTTGAGGCAAATAAAATTGCACCTTACACTGCAGCTAAAGAAGGAATAACTACACAACAAGTCCTAACTAATTGGGATACAATTAGAATTGAAGCATGTGCTAATGGAACAAGGGTACATGACTTTGGTGAAAGATATGTTATAGATAATTATAATGTATCATCTGATTTAAAGTTCAAGAGTGTCTTGCAACATTTAAAGAATGATGAAAAACTTCAACCTAAAGAACTAGCTTTAATAAAATTTTGGAAAAAGAAACCTGAATATTATATTCCTGTAGCTTTAGAGCTTAGAATGTTTTGTGAGGAATTGGGTATAGCAGGTACAGCAGATATTATCTTACTTGATACAAGAGATAATACTTTGGTTATTGCTGATTATAAAACAAATAAAGATTTGTTTAAGCAATATAAAGACCAAAAATTATTAGGTATATTTAAGCATATGAATGACTGTCCTTATAGTAAGTACAAAATTCAATTGTCTATGTATCAAATTTTATTGGAATTGACAGGCTACAAAGTAAGTAGAAGATTCTTAGTATGGCTAAAAGAAGATGGAGAATATGAAGTTTTTGATACAAAGAATATTACTGGAGAAATAATTAATTATTTTGCTTTAAGAAAGCAATATGCAAATTGGTAAGACAATGAAAGTAGAAGAACTTATACAAAGAGTACAATCTCTATATTCCAAAGGGGCACAGAGTAGAAGTACTAGATTGATGTCAAGACACATTTATAATAAGCTACTTAGTGTTAGGTCACTCTTAGTTTTTCAAAAAAGAAATAAGAAACAACTATTATCAAAATGGAATTATTCAGTAATACCATGTGTAGAACTAGAATTAGTTGATCCAAGTGAATGTGATTGTTTTGTTTCTCCTGGATGTAATCTTCTTAGAAGTACATCCAAACTTCCAAAACCTATTAATGATATTGGTGGATATCTTATTGAATCTGTTACCTCTGTAGATGGTGCAATACAAATTACTGAAACAACTTACTTAAAGAAAAATTGGCAAGTAGATGATAAGTACACTTCAAATAAACCTAAATGGTTTATTAAAGATGACTATTTATATATAACTATAACTAGAAAATTAAAGGCAGTTACAATAGTAGGTATGTTTTCTGATTTTATGGAAGTAGAAAGTTTTGTTTCTGCATGTGCATCAGATTTAAATGAGACTTGTCCTATAAATCCATTTGAAGTAGAGTTCTCAATAGATGAAGAATTAATAGACCCTTTAATTGAATTAACAGCTAAAGAATTATCTGCAGGTTTCAGATTTGGTTATGAAGATAGAAGAAATGATTCTGTAGATAAAGTTGAAGGCAAAGGTGAACCACAACAACAACAGAGAGCACAACAACAGAGAAGAAGACAATGAGACAAGCCTATAAATATTATAGACAAGCAGGTGGAGGTGCAGAAGTAGACAGAAAAACTTTTTGTAAAATCACTAACAAGTTTAATAAATTTATAATGAGCTTGGTTTTTGAAGGAGATGAAGTTAAGTTACCTGAAAAATTAGGTACTATTTCTGTGAAAGGGAAGAAAATAAAAACTGAATTTGATGAGGAGTTAGGGAGAATAGTTAATCAAGCTCCTGATTATCAAGAGACTAAAAAACTTTGGGCTAAATGTCCAGAATGTGAAGCTAACAAGCAAATGGTGTATCATCTTAATGAACATTCTGATGGTAATAGATATAAGTTCTTTTGGAGTAAAGAAAGAATGATAGTGGAGAATAAAATGTTTTACACTATGATTTTTACAAGAACAAATAAAAGACATGTATCTCAATTAATTCAAGATGGAAAAGACTATTATGTAGAGCCAGTAAAATATTAAAATTATGAGTAAAGAATTAACTTATACAACTGTAAACAGAGTATTTTCTAAACTAAGTAGAGACTTAGGTACTGATGAATTTTCTGAAGATGATGTTATTGAATGGACAGGTGAAGCATTAGAAGCAATTGATGCTGTAACTATGTTAGAAGAATGTGTTGAATTTATTGAAGTAAAAAATCATGTAGCACAATTACCTAAATTCACTAACTCAATTATTCAGATAGCTGCACATACTGGAGACTACAGTACATTCACTCCTGAAGAAGTTATAGAAAGTCTATGTGAAGTAGATAGTTCTACAGCTTATGATCCAGATTGTAAATGTGATACAACAAATAAGTATATTCCTGTAGATGCTTCTGGACATCCTATTTTTGATAGTGATGTTTATGAATGGCAACCTACTATTAATGTACAAGCTGAATATGTAAACTGGACTTCATGTAGTGCTTATGCAGCTTCTTGGGCTGTTGTAAGACTAGCTAATCATACTTTTTTTAATAGTATAGTTTGTAAAGAAAAAGATTCAGATTTACTTTACTCTAATTCTAAAGATGAATATACTATTATAGGAGATAATACTTTAAGACTTTCTTTTCAAGATGGTTTTATAGCAGTGTCTTATGCAAGACAAAAATTAGACAATAGAATGTTTCCTATGATTCCTGACCATTTTGCTTACTTGACTGCAATAACTAAGTATTGTACATTAAAAATAATGGAAAGACTTTGGTTGATGGGTAGAGAAGGTTATGAAAGAAAGGTTATGAAACTTGAAGCTGATTGGCAATGGTATTGTAAGCAAGCAGGTAATAGAGCATTAATGCCTAAAGGTATAGATGCTTATCAAAATCTTTTGGACCAATCTCAATACTTGCTTCCTAGAAACTTTAGATATGACCAATTCTTTAGAGACTTATCAAGACCTGAAAATAGACAATTTAATGACCCTGATAATAGAAATAACTAATGGCTAAACAAGAGAAAACATCACCTAAAGTAATTACTCCAATATCAGGCTTACACACTGACTCTTCTCCTATAAATCAACCTGTAGGAACTTATAGATTTGCTTTAAATGCAGTTAATCAAACTAAAAAAGGAAGTGAAAAGTTTAGATCAGCAGAAGAATCTAATGAAGAGTGTTATCAATTAACTACAGGATTTGTTCCAATAGGAGAAACTTATATAAGTAAAGGAAAAACAATAATCTTTTCTACAGCTTTAGATAATTCTATATCTGAAATAGGGATTGTAGATGACCAATGTCAATATACTGTACATGTATCAGGAGATTTAGGATTTAAAGTTCAAAATCAAATTGATGCTACTTTTAGATTAAGAAGAGGATGTGAAGAAACTGTATATTGGGTAGATGGAGATAACAATAAACCTTTTTATTATAATTTTAATAGTCCTGAGAGTTTCAAAGATAGCCTTGGAAATTTTGATAAAAAGAAATTTGAATTAGATAGAAGCTATACTGACATACCTTTATATGAAAGTGTTGAGGTTTTAGATTCTGGTGGTCAAATACTTCCAGGTTCAATTAATGTGGCTATACAATACTTAGATGAAGATTTAAATCCTACTGAATGGATTTCAACTTCTCCTACTATTAAAATTTATAATGACTTGTCTATCAAGGACTTTAGAGAGATTAGAGGAAGTATAACTTCAAATGAATCTTTTCTTAATTTTCCTCCTACAAGTAAGGCTATAAAAGTTAATATAGACCCTTCTAGTTTAGATAAAGATTTTGTCTACTACAGACTAGCATTTGTAGAAGCTACTGCAGGAACAGGTATAGTAAATAATGTAAATTTTACAAGTGTAATACCTACAAGCAAAGGTTTCTTTATTTATACGGGTCAAAATTTTGAGAGCCAAGGTACAGAAGCTGAAATAAGAGTTGTAGTAGATGCTATTGCTTCTGCAGGCTCTATTGAACAAATAGAAAATAGATTAATTTTAGCTAATACAAAAGGTGTAAAAGTTGATTTTTGTAAATTACAAGAGTATGCTTCAAGAATTAAAGCAGATTGTGAAACTAAAACAGTAATACTTACTGACTTAACTGACCCATCTAATCCTAAGAATCCTACTCATGAGTTTGGTGGAAGAGGTTATATGCCAGGAGAACTATATTCCTTTGGAATAGTTTATGTTTTTGAAAATGGACTTTTATCTCCAGCATTTCATATTCCAGGAAAATCTACTAAAGTTTTAGACACTTTAATATACTCTCCTGGTGTAGATATTTATCCTATGTACACTGATAATAAAGGTATTAGTACATATACAGAAAATGATGATTGTGGTAATTTACAGTATTGGGGATTAGATTCTGAAGGAGACTCTTTACTAGGTCAACCTATAAGACACCATAGATTTCCTTTAAGAAATCAAATAAATTTACCTTTAATTACAGATGAAATACAGGAAGTTGCACAAGTTACTCCCTTCTATAATTTAATATTAAATATTGCAGGAGATTTAATAGTACCTATAGATGATTTAGAAATAAATTATAAACCTCCTTTTGATATTAGAGTAAGCTATACAGTGAATGGACAAGATTTCTTTTTCTCAGAAAGTATTAATCCTAATTATTTTATTAATGGAACAACTGAAACATATTTAGGAGCAACATTTTATGAAAAAAGTAAATTTCATAGTTCTAATGCTTTTACAGATATAATTATTGAAATAATTGATGAAGATGGTAATACAATTGCAGATAATAGTGCAGTTACCACTGGTATTCCAGACATTAGTACTGTTTGGAGCACTTATTTCAGTAATGCTTATGATTCTGCAGGTGCAGGTACATCAATATTTACAACTGATGAGACCTATAACTCTTCTGTACAAGGAAGAATAGTTGAAACACAAATATTAGGTATTAAGTTTTCAGGTATAGACTTACCACCAGAGGATATTTTAAATGGTCAAAAAATAATAGGGTACTATATAGTTAGAAATGAAAGAACAGAGTTTGATAAGACTATTTTAGATTCTGCTGTAATGACACCAACCCTTGAAAATAGTAAATATATTTCACATGGATTATTACAACCTGAAGTAGGTGTTGTAGGCACATTAAATACTAGTGTCTATGGACTTATACATCCTGAAAATAAATTCAATAATAGAGAATATTTTCAATATGATGAACTCATACAAGAGGGAAACTTTAAGGTTGAACAAAGAAAATATGGTAAAGTAAATTATGATGATGTTTATGATGGTACTTCCTATAATTCAGATAAACAAAAAGATGGAAATGATGATGGACATTCTAAAGATGGTTCACCAACTTCAAGAGGATTAGATGGATGGAGTTTTAATTTAATAACAAGAGATACAATAGTCTCTTATGAAGATACAGAAGCTTTTACTTTAGATGTAGAAACTCAAGTTAAAGAAATTTTTTATTTAGAGGCTTTAGAAAGTAGAGCTATTAATGATAATGCTAATGATGTTTATAATATAAGTTCAGATAACAAAGTGGGTATTTTACAACTGACTGATGGTTTAGTTTTACCTGCAGGAAACAACCTTCCTTATGTTGTATTTAAAAGAAAAAATCTTGATTCCTATTCTAATTTTAGAACACTTCCTTATTATAAAGAGACAGTAAACCCTTCTTTATTTCCTTTAGGAGTGACTACAGATGAAACAACTTGTTTTGGTGGAGACACTTATGTATCTCCAATGAGATATGTAAATACTATGTTTTGGGATAATAGAATTGCAAAAAGAGCTGGACAAACTTCAGTTTTTAATATCATATTAGGTGCAGCTTTAATCATATTTGGTGGACTATTAGCAGGACTTACTTTAGGATTAGGTTCTATAGGCTCAACATTTGCTATTGGAGCAGGAGTAGCTTTACTTGGAGCTGGAGCTTTAATTGCTAATTCAGGAATTAAAATGGAAACCTACAATAAAGCTTATGGTCAAGAGTATGATAAAGGATTAAGGGAAACTGTTTTAGATGATTGGGTAAGGGCTTTTTATAATTATAAAAATAATGCTTATACTCAATTATTTGATTTTGAAGGTAATGGAGAAACTGGACAAACTGGTCCATCTGATGATACAATACAATGGATAGGAGATTGTATTACAGACCTTTGGTTTGAATCTTCTGTCAATATGTCTTTAAGAACTAATATAACTTCTGATGTTTCTCCTTTCTTAAATTCTCCAGGAAAAATAGAATCTGGAAATGATACTAAAATTGGTACATGGGAGTATTTTGGTAAAAATTATACTAATAGTAATTCACAGAGATATCCAATATCTTCTTTAGAAAGACATATAGTTTCTAAACTATTAGCTTTTGATCCAGAAAGAGATGATGTTAGATATTATTTAGGATTAGCTTTAGGAGAATATTATAATATTAATCCTGACTATACAAGACTTAATAATCAAAAAATATATTACTCCTTACCTTTAGAATATGATTGTTGTTCAGATTGTCAAGAAGAGTTTCCTAATAGATGGAGATGGTCAGAGCAATCTTTTCAAGAGGAGTTAACTGATAATTTTAGAGTTTTTCTTCCTTTAAATTATAGAGATGTTGAAGGACAAAAAGGTTCAATAACTAATCTTTATAGATGGCAAGGTGCATTGTATTTGCATACTGAGGAAGCTCTTTGGCATGCTCCACAAACTTTTCAAGAAAGAATTACTGGAGATATAGTGTCTTTTATAGGTACTGGTTCTTATTTTGAATTGCCTCCTAAAATTATATTAGATGAAGATAAATCATCTGCAGGTACTACTCATAAATGGGGCTGTATTAAAACTAAACATGGTATTTTATTTCCTAGTCAAATAGAGAATAAAATTTATCTATTCAATGGAGAACTTAAACCTATAAGTGATATAGGTAATTCTCAATGGTTTAGAAAGCATATGGAATCTTTAGTGGCAAAACAATATTATCTATCTAATAATAGAGATTATCCTTATTTAGATAATCCTTCTAATCTTTATGGAGAAGGTTTTGTATCAGTCTATGATACTGAAAAAGAAAGGCTTATAATTACTAAAAAAGATTTTACTTTAAATGATACTTTAGTTGCAACTACAGACTATGAAATTTGTGAAAATGGAAGTAATGTAACAATCTTTGAAAATTTTGAACAGACTATTGCAGAGCAAGAAGATTTAGGTTGGAATTATATTGGAAATGTAAGTGCAGAAGATAGTACTATTGTTACAATAGATGACACTCCTATAGAAGTAAACACTTATATATTTAGTAATAATCCTTTTGGTACTGTTATTCTTAATCAAGTGAATAGTGCAGTTTCAAACTATTCAATTAAAGGTAAAAAGAATGGTGCTCCTGTCTTTAATCTTACTGCTCAAATTTATAGTTTAGCAGTAGGTACAAATTTTCCTGAAACTTTACTAGAGACTTCTTCAGATATATATGCTGTAGGAGATTTAACTACTGACTTTCAATGGTTAGATTTTAGTTTCTCTGGAATAGACTATGGCAATGTTGCTATTATAATAACAGAAATTGACAGTACAAATTCAACTAGTGGAGATTCTTTTGTAACTGCTTATGATACTGTAGGATATAATCCTAATTTTATAGTAGTTAGCTCTTTTGACCAAGGAGTTACATGGAACAACCCTGCAGGTGCTTCTGTACAAACTAATATTACTTTTGCTCCTGTAGGAGTATGTAAGATGAAATTCAATAGAACTATTTTTACAGAGATAATTGAGCAAAGGGAAATCACTACAATTTTACCTAATAATGCAGATGTAGTTGTTCAATTAGATATGTCAGCATCTTTTGGTGACCCTGCTAGAACAAGTATAAGACTTGCAGCACTTCTTTGGGAACAAACTTTTATTGCTGATAATCCTACTTGGGAAGGGAATTTATATTTCCAAGAACATCAAGATGAAGGTATAAGTGAAAGATGGTTAAGAGGTTTAGAGTTTATTAGAAACAGAGTCCCTAATTACTTATTCTCAAGAGAATTAATAACTGCTGGTACTGAAGTAGGTCCTGCAACTCCTTTAGTAGGAGATGTAAGTGACAATATAGTTTTAGTTTCTTTTGTAAATGAAAATGTAGGTACTTCTGCTTATCATGATGTGTCTATAGCTAATCCTATACCTGATGGTAATGCAGAATTTTATACTGATAAGGCTTCTTTTATAAGTGAATATGATTCTCTTATTGCTGCAGGAGGCTCTTTTTCAGGACTAATTTATCCTATAGTAATGACAGAAGACACATTACCATTACTTTCTGAACCTACTAGAGGATTTTTACAACATATTTTAGGTGCACTAAAAGATGGAGACTATACTACTGAAGAAATTGCTGTAATTAATGCACAACCAAACCCTTATATACAAGTTGCACCAGATGAGTGGGATTTATTAATGACTTCACTTGCAGGAGTTAATTCTTATACTTCTCCTGGATTAGAAACTTATGGATGGACAGGACTTTATAATAGAGGATGGGGAGATACTAATTTACCTGTAATCACTCCTGAACAATTTCAATTAGATGTAGATACTTTTCTTCAAGGTATGACCTCAACAGAAATTATAGATGTTACAATAAATGTGGCATCTACAGAATATCAAGAAATTTCAGGAGTGCCTTTAGTTGGGAACTTAAGAAATCTAGATAATAGTTGGACTATGAGTTTCTCTTTAAAAGATAAGTCTTGGACTTCTTGGCACTCTTATTTACCTAACTTTTATTTCTATACTTCTGATAAGTTTTATTCTTGGGGTGCAGGAAGTGCATTTATGTATAAACATAATGTTGAAGGGTCTTATCAAAGATTCTATAAAGAAAGATTCCAATTTATTTTAGAATATGTTTCTTTATCTGATGGACTTCAAACTCAAATTTGGGATAGTTTAGAACTTCATACTGAAGCCAGAAAATACTTTGAAGAATTTGATGAGTATGTAGACCAAAGATTTATTACATTCAATAGAGCTATTCTTTATAATACAAGACAATGTTCAGGAGAATTGATATTAGAGTGTAAAGACACTAAACTTAATCCTGAAGAATACTTAGAACAACAAATTACTAATAGTAGTAACACTATTATAGTAGATAGAAATGAAAGAAACTGGACTCTTAATGACATTAGAGATATTAGAATAGACTATGAATTACCTATGTTTGATTCAAGTTTAGGTTCAGTTCAAACTGAATATTTTACAGATAAAGTACTTAATACTTCTACATTAGATACAGGTAAAAATTGGTATGAGTTAGAAAGTTTTAGAGACAAATTTTTGATTGTGAGGTTAATTTTTGATAACTTTGAGGATGTTGAACTAATCATGCACCACTCAATTGAGAAAGATTACCCTTCTATGAGATAGTAAGGTTCAACTTAAAAAACATTCATAATAATATGAAAAGAAAAAGAAAACAATATAGATTGGGTGGTACAATCAAAAGACATATAAAGTCTCCTGATGAGGCTATAAGAGAGAACCAAATTAGCATGGCTAAAGCTGATGAAAAGATTGCAAATAATCCTTTTATTCAAGGTATGGATATGTTTGGAGGGTTAGCTATGCAAGTAGGTATGAGTATGATGGGTGGAGCAGGAAAGGCTGAAATGATACCTGAAAATGAAATACAAGACCAATTGAATGAAGTTATAGGTGTTGATATAAATGCAATGAAAGCAGATGATTATGATACTGAATGGGTTGCTAAAGGTACAGGTGCTCAAGGTACTAAAGGTGTTCAAATCAATGCTGAAGATGGAGAGATGCTTGAGACACCTGATGGAGATGTTGCAGAAATAAAAGGTAAAAAGCATACTGAAGGTGGAGAAGACTTAACATTACAAGAAGGTACTTTAATATTTTCTGACCAAATTAAAATTGCAGGTAAAACTCCTGCAGACAGAAAAAAAGATAGAGAGAGTAAAATGGACAAAGCTTTAAAGGCTTTAGAAAAAGACAGTACAGATGGGATAGCTAAAGAAACTTATGCAAGAATAAAAAAGATTAATGAGATTGAGCAAGAAGCTGATTTAAAAGTACAAGCCATGGCTAAAGGAATGGATGAAATTTATAAAGCTACTTTTGGTACAGGAGGAGAAGGAATACAATCTTTTGCCAAAGGTACAGATGAAAAAGGTATTCTATGGGGAGGTATCAAAGATTTCTTTGGTGGCTTTACAGGTGGAGATGCTATGTCATTAGCAGGTAATCTTTATACTGGAATGTCTGCAGTAAAAAGTGCTAAAGCCAATGCAGCTACAAATCAACTTAATGTTAATCACATGCAAAGTGTAGGAGATGAGTCAATAAGAACTATGGAAGATGCACAAGGAGCTTTAGCAGGACAACAAGAGATTGCAGGACAGAAGATAAAGAGAGCCAGAGACACCTCAGCAAAAGATGTTGCAGGAAGGTCTAGAAGTATAAGTACATATAATGCAAACATGTTTGGTGTAGATGAAAATGCTAATAAAGCTATGACAGATTTATATAGTAATTTTTCTAAAGTTATGATGGATAGTATGACGCAAAAAGCAGGTATGCAAGGTAAATATGATGCATTAGAAAGTCAAGGTGCAGAAAGAGCTGATATTGCAAATAGAATGGATAAAGATAATGCTCAAACTCAATTAGGTGTTGCAAAAGAAACTATGGGGAGAGCTATTCAAATGACAGGTAAAGACCTTAATCAGAACAAAGAGAGTAGATATTTAAATAACTTAGCACAACAACTATCTAAGTATGGTCTATCAATAGATAAGGATGGTAATATAAGCAGTTAATACAAAAACAAATGGGAAGATTTTATAAAGCCACTCCTGGTCAATTCATAGAGGACAAGATGTTTCAAGTTCCTTTTAAAGAAATTGCAGCAGTGATTGGCAATATTGACAAGAATATTGATGAAACTTATGATGAAGGTAGGGAGATTCAAAACAGTTTAGATTCAGAAAAATTAGACATTGATGACCCTGCAGTTTCAGCTAGATACCAGCACTATGATAATTTAGCTGAACAGAGTGCTATTGCTATGGACAAAGACCCATTAAGTTTTAGAAAACAAATAGGCAAACTTAGAAGGACTTCAAGGGAGTTAGCTACAGAAATGAAAACAGGTGTTATAGGTAGAGCAGAAGAGCAACACACTGATTACTCTAAAATCACTGCAGATACTAAAGAGAGAAAAGACTTAAAACAAGAGACTAAAGACTTATATGATAAAGTTTTATTGGAAGACTATGGTGGATTGCAGTATAATTCAAAAACAGGAGATTATAGAAAAGTTAAAGATTATGAAAGAGATTTAATTCCTGAGATTGTTGATGAAAATGCATTTATTAATGAAGTAGCAAATGGTTTTGAATTTCATTCTCAAGGTGGAGGAGGTTCATGGGTAAGTAAAATTAAAGGTATTGATAGTGATGTCATTAAAACTAGTACTACTAATAAAACTGTTAGGAGTGCAACAAGAGTTAGAAACGTAATGAAATCTTCACTAGCTGCTGTTAACTATAGAGGCAGTAGAGAACAATTTTATGAAATGCAACAAGACCTTGGAGAGTTAGAACCTACTTATAATGAAGAAGGTGTATTACAGACTCCAGAAGATTTAGCTATAAAAGATGAAACTTCTTTAATAGAAAGAGCTGTGGATAAAATTGAAGGTAAAAGAGGGCATACAAATGTATCTGTTAAAAGTGTATCAAGTGTACGAGGATCTGATGACCCAAGCAAAATATATGATATTGATAAGAAAGTAAATAATATTGGTGATTCTAAAACACAAGCTGAAACTAAAGCAATAAATACTAAACTTAGTGGATTAATGAATCAAGGGTTTATAGAGGGTGGATATGGTTCATTACAAGATTTAATTTTAGGTGCACAAGGAGAGGGTACAACTGACCCTACTACTGGAGAAGCAAGGACTTATACAACAGTGTTTAATGATCTACAGAAGTCAGGAGAATTTACAGGTGCTGGTGGATTAAATGCGTACAACACATGGATGAATAATATACTTGCATCAGAAACAAACAGAAATTCTGCAGATGCTTTACCTTACATAGCTGCTTATAACAGCTCTGAACAATCTCAAGATGAACAGATTTATACAAGGGATTCTAATAACAACAGAGTACTTACTCCATATAAGAATAGAGCACAATTTATTGAAGAAAATAGTAAGGGAGATTATGTAGTAGTACCTATCTCTGCCACAGAAACTTCTAAAATACCTACTTATACTCAAGACTCAAGTGGTGCTTATCTTGATAAAGAAGGTAATCAAATTATGGTTGGAGGTGTTCCAGCAAGAGGAGAGGTGACAGATTATATTAGAGGAGAAGCAGGTAAAACTTATAAAACTTCAGTAGCTCATAATATAGATGGTAATTCTTTTAAAGTTAAAACCCCTGAAGAGTTTAGTTTACAAACACAAAGGTCAGTTGACAATATGGGTGGATTTTCTAGTAAACAAAATCTTGTACATAACCCACAATGGGTAAGATTGAATACAAAAACAGGTGTATATGAAACTCTCTCTGTTGATATAGTAGTTCCTGCAGATAGATTTACAATAGCAAATAAAAAAACAGAATAACATGGATGATATTTTTGAAGAAGAAAACCTATTAAAACATGGTTACAAAATTTCACCTTTTGGTGCTGCTTATTCTGATTTACAAGGTAATTATCTTGAAAGTATCACTATAGATGGACAAACTAAAAGTTCACTCATAGATAAAAAAGAATATACAAGACTTTATGATGAGCACTATAACTTACAAAATTCAGGATATAAATTTGACCCTTATAGTGGAGTTCCAGAAAGCAATCAAAAACAACAAGGTTTAGCTAAAATGTATGCTGAAGAGTTTAGAAAAGATGCTGCAAATGCTGTTATACCTATTGAAGTAAAAGAAAGTGAAGAGTTTAAAGAAACTTTTAAAGAAGAAAGTAAATTAAAAGAGGAACAAGGTGAAAAAGTTTACCCAACTGTAGAAGCACAAGAGGAAGCAGCAGAAAAGGGAACTATGTATGAAAGTTTCACTGAGGAAGATATGTCAAAAGAAGACAAATCAGACCTCAAATCTTTAATGGCACAAAAAGAAAAATTACTAGAAGAAGACCCTGATTTTGATGCAGAATCTGCACAATCTATTGAAGATAGAAATAAAGAGGCAGAGCAATATGGTAAATATAATCCTATACAAGTATTTGCAGGTCTTCAAAATATTATTGATTCAGCTATTGCACAAGTAGTTCCTACAGGAACAGGAATGAAATCTGAAGAAAATAAATTAAAACTAGAAGAATTAAATAAAGAAATAGCAAGTAAAAAAAGAGGATTTGTAGCTAATAGTAAACAAAGACTTAAGGGTTCAATAGCAGATATTGAACAAAGAAGAGAAGAACTTAATACTTTAGCACATCCACAAAAATCTACTAGATTAGACTATGCACAAAAAATTCTTGAAGAAACTTTATGGACATTAGAAGACCATGAAAATAATTCTTGGATGCCACAAACTGTATTTTCTATGTACAATGCTATTGACCAAGGTACTAGAGGTATTGTTGGATTAGTTTCTGAAGTTCCTACAATATTACATTTGAAATATGATGCAACTAATGATAATGATATTGATGAAAGTCAATTTCTTGTAGCTGATGCATTAAGAATGAGACAAAAAGTTACTAATGCCAATTTAAATCAAAGTGATGCTCATAAATTTATTATAGGAATAAATGAGTCTCTTAAATTTGTTGGCTTTTCTAAAGTAGGTAGAAATGCAGGTACAACAGTAGCTAATAACTTGTTAGCTAAAGGTCTTCCAAAAGTTACAACTAAATTAGGTAAAAAAGCAGTTAAATGGGGGTCTGATCTTGCAGGATTTGGTACTCAGTTAGTTATGCATCCTAGTACTTATTATTCCTCAGCAGATAGATATGCAGGAGATATTACTCTTGATGAAGAAGGTAATATTATTACTGATTTAAAAACAACTAGGACTCTTTTAAGAGAGTTAAATGAAAGTCTTGAATTAATTGCTGATGAGCAAAGTAAAGGTGAAAACTCTGTTTACGATAAAACACAATTAGATATAAATAAAGGTATCATAGAAGATGCTATAGAAAAAGCAAAAGCTAATGCTCCTGCAGGGTTAGTTGAAGCTTTTGCATATGGTTTAACTGAAACAGGAAAAGAATTATTTTTTGAAACTCAATTAACTAAAGGTTTAAACTTTTTAGGGTCTAAACTTAAAAAAATTCCTAGTTTAAGTAAATTAGGAAAAAATATAGATGATATTTCTGCAGTAAGTAAATCTAAAGGAGCAATGGATGCTCAAAGAAGATTTGCAGGAGTGTCTAATACTGGTACTAGAGTTATTGGGAATTTACTTGAAGAAGATTTAGAAGAAGTTGCTGTACAATTAACACCTACAATTGGAGAACTCAATTGGGAAGATTATAAAAGACAAGCTAGTGAAGTTCTTACGTTTGATTTTCATGCTAAAGTATTAGCTCAAACTTTTGTGATGAATAAGGGTTTCCAAGCTTTAGGTAAAACTAATGAATTTTTAGATGACCATTCTTGGAGAAATAATTTTACTGCAATGATAGCTGCTGGTAAAAAGGGGGTCACTAAATTTGATTATGTTGCTGAAAGAAAAGCAGCTTATGATAGAAAGGTATTTCTAAAAACATCTTTCACTAAACTTGGAGATGCTTCTAGTAGAGTAATTGCAGAAGATATCTTAATGAAAACAGGTGAAGGCACAATCACCATACAAGATTATCATAATAAAATTTCTGAACTTAATAGAGCTGGAGACCCTATAGGTGCTATGGAACTTAAGAGAGATTTATTACGTAAACAAGCTATACATGCAGCTAATTCTGGAGCTACTAAAGAATTCTCATTAGCCTTAAAAAAACTTTCTCTAAACACAAAAGTAGATGGGCAAACAAGACAGCTTGCAAAAGATATGTTGGAAGAAGCTAATGACATTCAAAATGATGTAAGTACCTATCCAAATTCAGAAGAAATTTTAGATTATAAATCTAAATTAAAATATTCCTCCAAAACTTTAGAAGAAGTGGAAATGGCACAACTTAAAGTGCAATTTGATGATATGTATGAGAATACTAGAAATCTTGAAGAGGAGTTAGCCAAAGAAGATTTGACTTTACAAGACTTTTCTTCAAATGAAAAAGTAGAAGATTTTGATGCAAAAGTAAATAGAGTTGTTGAAAATTTAAGTGAACATGAGATTCAATTTCTTAAATTAGAAACTGTAAAAACCACTCTTAAAAATTCTCAAAAACAAGTAAATAAATTACTTAAAGATGCCACTTCTCCTGAAACTCAAGCTATTATACATGAGAGAGGTAAATATTTTAAAACTATTGATGAGGTTAATAGAAGATATTTTAATGGAAAAATGACTGCAAGTGAGTTTAAAAAACTTGTAGCTCCTACATTAGAAAAAAGAGGAGTAAGCGGAATTTTAAAAGGTGGAAAATTAGTTGAGATAAATAATAATATTTATAAGGCTAAAAAGAAAGGTGAAATACAGGCTCAAGCTATAAAAAGTCAAAGAACTAAACTTAGAAAACAAGCTGAACAAGAGGCTAAAGACCTTGCACAACCAGTAGAAGAGAAAATTGAAATAGTAAATGATGTAATTGAAGAACAAAGGGAAAATTTAAAAAAAGCACAGGAAGAGAATGATGTAGAGGGTATTAAAAAAGCAACAGACTTGTTAGAATATTGGGCTATAGAAGTAGCTAAATTAGAGAAAGAGGGAAGTACACCTGCTGAAGTTGAAACTAAGAAAGCTAAAATAGAGGCTGAAAGACAAGCTGAGTTAAAAAGAATGACTTTTAATGAACTTTTTGAACTTTTTAAAGGGCATCAAGTGGGACTTATAGGTAATAAAAAAGAATTAGAGGGTGATACTTTTAGGATAATAGACACAGTTAAAGAAGGAAAAGAAGTTGTAATAGAGAGACAAAAACCTGATGGCACTATTAGTTCTTTTGGAATACCAGTTGGAAAAGATTTTAAGAAATTTGAAGAAAAATATAAAGATGTTGAATTATCTATAGAAGATATAAATAAAAAATATGATGCTGAAGTAGCTACTTTAGAATCTCAACCAACACAACAAACTAGTGAGGTTAAAGTTACACCTGCTGAATCTATTGTACAACCAGTAGAACAAAAAACAGATGAACAAAAGAAGTATGAAGCTTCTTTAAATAAAACTGCTGAAGTTATAGATACTGTAATATCTCAAGAAGCAGACAGTAAAATTCAAGTTAATGATAAGGATGAGATAGATTTTAATGACATACAAGATTTTGATTTACCTATTGAACAGGAACATGAAGAAACTGTTGAAGCTCTTAAATTATTTGCACAAGAGTATGAAGCTGTTTACAAAGTAAAACCAACATTTAAAGATTGGTGGGAAGCTACTATTGAAGCAGAAGATGGTAATATTTATGTATTTGATAAGAACTTACTTGAGTGGACTGCTGCACAGTGGAATTTTGCTAAACTAGGAAATAGTAATTGGCAAAAAGTATGGAAAGACAATTATACAAATAATTCTAAAATAAGAGTTAGATTTAAAAGTATAAGAGAGGCTTATAGAAGTAATGAAGAACTTGCAAAAGTTAATACTGAAATAGTAAAAACTCCTATAGTGACTTCTAATACTCCAAAGTCCCCTGCAACTGGAAATCCTATGGCTCTTGTTTCAGGAGATGTCACTCCAAATGTTGGCAAGACAATGACAACAAATGTTAAAGGAAATTTTAGTGCTATTAAATATCAAAATGAAAAAGAAGAATCTGGAGAAATCACTGTATACACTAAAGAGGATAAAAATAAAGAGATTCCTCAATTAAATGAAAATACACCTTTAGAAATTAAAGAACTTTTACACCCTGATAATCTTAATCCAGGGGATAAAGTTAACATTAGAGTAATTGATGAAAGTGAATGGTCTACTATTCTTGTGAATATATATAATGATAAAGGTATAATAGACAAGAGAATCTCTTTTCAAGAGTGGTATGACACTAATTCTAAAGAATGGTTGAAGGATAATAAAGGTAGTACACTTGAAGATTTTCAAAATAGTGAACTTTTTATTTCTAGGATACCTATGTTTTATACTAATCCTGCTACCAACAATGATGTTATGTTTGTTGCTGATACAGCTTGGTATAATCAGTACAGTATGGGAGACCCTGATACTGATAATAAAGTAATAGATTTAAATAATCCATCTAGCACAGTACAAGAATCTGTAAAATTAGGTAAAAAGAATGCTTTACAGTTAAGACAAGATGTTATAATAGGGGAAGTTACAGAAGGTATTATAGAAACCAAAACAAGTGGTTTTGCTCAAAAAATTCCTGGTAATTTACCAGTTAAAACTTTATGGGAAGTAGCTAGAGATAATCAAATAGTATTATTTGATGGTTCAGATTTTGTAGATTTAGAAGGTAATACTATAAATACCAATACTCATGTTATACTTAACATGGATAAAGTTTTAGAAAATTTCCAAAATGCAGGATTTAATAATGGAACTAAATCTACTATGCAATCTATGTATTTATCTCCTGATCACAAGACTACAGAAAATGGAGAAGTAATACAACACTACAAAGCTTTTATGGTTCTTAGAACAGATGAAGGTGGTAGGGAAAAACAAGCTATGCGGGAAGATGTAGAAACTGCAAAGCTTATATTAAGTGCACATGAAGCTTTAACTACTAAAGAGACAGTAAATGGTATAACTTATGAAAAAGCCTTAGAGCTTAGAGATATGTTATTAGACAACAGTGATGTTGCATTAAACATAGCTGAAGCTGAAGATGCATATGGAATGGTTAGAGGATTAGTTGCCTTAGAAACTACTAATGGATTAATTGATTATCCAAGTTCAGGAGGAAATAAAAAATATAAAAGTTTTTTAACTAAACTTCTTGAAGACAAGTTAAAGGTTATTCAAAACACTTCTAAAGATGTCCCAACTGCCAGAGGAATTTCAATTAAAAATAATGATGGTACTTTTAAAGTTGAAGTTAAACCTTATGTAGACTTCTTAAAAACTAGACTTTCTACTAATATTATGAGTTATAATATGGGTACAGAAGAAAATTGGGCTTCTACCCATAATATTCAACCTATTATTAAAATTAATCCTGTTAGGTCTGAAGAGGTAAAATCTATACAAGAGAATCAACAAGTTGTAAATGAAACTCCTACAGAAACTAAAGTAGAGGACATTAAAGAGGATGTTGCAAAAGCAAGAGAACTAGAACAGCTTAAGGAATTAGACAAGGAAAAAGACTCTTTCTTAGCAAGTATCAATGCTTTAAATGAGACTACCCCAAGTACAGATGAACTTTCAGATGAAAGTTTACCTGAAATGGATGATGTTACTTTAATAAGAGACTCTCTTAAAACTATAGGGGATCTTGCTGCTAAAGACCAAAGAGATATTATACAGTTTCTTAGAGATTCTCTTTCATTAGTTGTAGGAGTGTCTAAAAAAGATTATAAAAGAGCTGCAAATAAGTTTTTTAAAGATACTTATGTTCCTACACTTGAAAAATGTAAAGAATATATTGAAAAGTATGAAGGTTTTCATAAAACTTTTCCTGATGATAAAGGTGTACAAGCTACTTTATCTACCTTAAGGTCTCAAGAAATAAATTTTGAAAATATTCTAAAGAATGAAGAGGCATTTTTTGATAAAGCTTATGAAGAAGGATTAAAAAAAGGTAATATTAAAGATTTAGAGGACACTGATGACACTATTAAAAAGGAAGACTTAGACCATAATGAAGAGGAGTCTTTAACTAGAAATTTCTATAGAAGTTCTAATGAAGATATACATAAAGAAAAAATAGGAGCTAAATTAAAAAGAGTTTTTACAGGAATACCTACAGGTGAAAAAGGTTTTATGGGTACACCTTTATATGAAGATTTTGATATGATTTACAATTTCATAGCTACTTATATCTCTAGTCCATTGCCTACTGATCCATCTTTTAATGAAATGGTTAAAAGACTTAAACTTATTGAAGCAAAAGTGCCATGGATGAAAGAAGTTATAAAAAGGTTAGAAGAGTCTCCACAAGATACTAAAGCTAGTTTTGTTAGTAATATGTATAAATACTCTGCTAATGCAAAATTTGTAATGTTCAATAAAAACAAAGAAAAAGGTATTGAGTCTTCTTTATGGTTTAGTAATAGAAACAATCATATAAGAAAAATCAAAGAAAGTTGGAATGAAAATTTTAAAAGAAGTAAAATAGTTAAAGGCAATGTACTTGATAAGAAAATATTAAGGGGTTTAGCAGAGCAATATGAATCTTGGAATCCACAAAATAAACATTCTGAATCTGATGAGGTATTAAAAGATTGGTTAGCTGCATTTGGATTAGAGTTTTCAGATGGTACATGGGAAGACATAAAGCTTGGAAAACTAGTGTTAACTCATAAATCAGGTAGTAAGCCAATTAGTTTTGAGAACCTATTTAAACCTACATCAAAAGGTAGAAATTATCAATTATTTGATTCTTTATATAAATATGCTAGAGATAATTCTAAAAAAGAAGGAGATTTAGATTTTACTGAAAATGCAAAACTCTATCCTTTAGAAGACTTAAGCACAACAATAAAAGGATTACTAGATTTAGAAGTGCTTTATAATACTTCTACAAAAAGTATTACAAGAAGAGATGGTGGAAAAACTGTTAGTGAACTGGTATATCCTAGTTTTTTCTTAGATACTATGAGAAATCTAATTAGTTCTGCAAATGATACTGAAGGTGGACATCAATATATTAAGGATTTGATGAATATACCTTTTAGTGAGAATTCAATGATACTTGAATTATTGCTTAAAAATAAAAACTTTAAAGATATCTTTTCTTATGGTGAAGTTGGATTAATGTCACTTAGAAATCAATATGAAAAACCTAATGACTATGCTAAAATAGAAGACTTATCTCCAATTGACTATGTATTTCATCAGATGGCTATGTTTCAAGACATGAAAAATGAAGAAATTTCAGCTACTAGAAAAGGTTTTAAAATGAGAGTGGGAACAGTATCTACTCCTACCAGTTCAGATAAAGGTAGAATGATGTTACTTAAAACTGCTGTATATGATTTTTTCAAAACTGATTTAGCTTTTGAGGGAGATGATTTTAAGTTTACTAAAAGGCTTAAAGAAGTCTTATATGCAGATTTAATTGAACCAGAATTAAATAGAAAAGTTCAACATACTACTCAAGATGTTAAGAAATATAATATAGGTGCAATGAGGTTTAATAATATGCCTTCACTTAATTATATGGTTAATTCTGAAGGACTTACTGTAGAGAAATTTTTTGAAAACATTGAAGTTCGTACTGAAAAAGGAGAAAATTTAAGTTCTGAAGAAATTAAAGCAGAATTTAAACTTCAATTTTTTACAGAAGCTACCAATATTCTTGAACAATCTATAAACTCAGAGGTAAATAGTGAATTAAAAGACATACAAGAATTTGAAGCCAGCAATGACATTAATTCAAGTAAAGACGGAATTAATAGTACAACTTATTTAAATAGAAAAGACCCATTAAATGAGAGTGACTCTGCTATGCAGAAGAAAAGAAGAGCAATGTTGGATTATGTAATAAATTCTAACATAAGTAATATGAATATTATGCAAACTATTTCAGGTGACCCTGCAGTTTACTATAATTCTAAGGTTACACCTTCAATAAAAGAGACACATGATTTATCTTCTAAAGAATTAGGAGTGAATATGGGTAAGAGACTTGCACTTATGATTGCTCCTGGTGTTGCTTTATCTAATTCACATAATGAACAGTATATTCAAATAATGTTAAAAGATAATGATATAGTAGCTCCAAATATAGAGTTAATTGCAGGCTACCATTATGGAAAAAGTATACTTAAAAAAACTTATGAGAAAGAAACTTATAAGGTAATTATGGATAAGATTGCTACTGGAGAATATAAAAATGATAGCCCTCAATATGAAGAAATAAAGAAAAAATTACCTAAAATAGCACCTTTTTTAAGTATTGAAAATACTGATGCACAGGAATATACAACTCTTGCAGAGCATTTAAGAGTACTTAAAGGTTTGGGTAGAATAAATAAAGAACAAGAAAAAAATATTTTAGATAACAAGGATAATTTATCTGAAGCTGATATGTCTTTAATTCTACAACCTATGAAACCTGTTTATACAGGGGAGATTATAGAAAGAGATGAAAAAGGTAAAGTAATGTTTAAGAGAATGGTTTATATTAAATCATCTTCATTTCCTTTAATACCTGAATTAATTAATGGTACTCCTCTTGAAGGATTGATGAATACCATGAATGAGATTGAGAAAAAACAAACAAAATTTAATGGTGGTAAATATGTTGGAGTTAGAGCTTCCTATGGTAGTGCAAATAAATTAGGCTCTACTGAAAGAGAAATAAATCCTACATCTGAAACTGATTTGGCTACACTACTTCAATCTAGAGAAGATGGTAAAGCACCTAAAAGAAGTGCTTTATTATTAAATAGATCAGGTTTTAAAATTCAACAAGATGTACCTAATAAATCAGCTAAAAATGGTAGTGACCAAGTATCTATGGGTACACAAATTTTTAAACTATTATTTGGTGATGGTCTTGCACAACATAGTACTAAAGAGTTTGATGGACCACAATTATTAGAAGACTTTCATAGAGCTTTTTCTAAGATGATTAATATTAATAAAGATGCTCTTGTTGAAGAATTAGGTTTAGATGAAAATTATCAACCTAAAGATAAAGAGCAATATATGGAAAAGGTAAAAGCTTTACTTCTTAGAGAAGCTAAAGAAAGAAACTTTTCTGAAAATGATATGAAATCTTTTGACATTGACTCTAGAAAAAACTCTAAAACTGGAGAGACAATTTACTATTTCAAACAACCTTTATGGTTGTCAGGCAATAGTAATAAGATTGAGGCAATGTTTAATGCTATTATAAACAATAAAATTTTTAAGCAAAAATTGCCAGGAAATTCATTTGTAGTAGCATCTAATAATGGTATCACTTTACAAACTCAAGAAAATTTTGATAAAAAGAATAATAGTATAGTATACTTAGGAGATTATAAAGGTGGAGAATTACAAGGTAATGAAGTACTTGCACCATCTAGAATTAAACTTAATGGTACACTTATAGACCTTTTTGAGGTAAGTGAAAGTGGAAACTATAAATATGTTATAAAAGATAAAGATGGTAGTTTTACTATAAATGAGAAAGCTATAGACCCTGCTTTATTTGAAAATTTTGTATTTAGAACTCCAACATCTTCACATGGTTCAGGTTCAGGTATTAAAATAGTAGGATTTATTCCTGCAGTATTAGGAGATTTAATGATTACTCCTAGTAATTTTGTAACTCAAATGGGTCAGGATTTTGATGTAGATAAGCTTACTGCTTATCAGTATCATCATGTCTATAATGAGAAAACTAAAAGAATAGAAATCTTTAATAAAGGACATAAAGAAGCAAGATTAAGAAGTTTTAGAAATAAGTTATCTGAAATTGATAATAAAATAAAAAAAGAAGATGAGCTTTCTAAAGAAGAAAAAGATTCTGTAAATAATTTTCTTAAAGCTTTACTTGCAGATTTTAAAAGTTTTGATAATGCTGAAGAAGCTATAACACAAGTAGATGAGGTAGTTGATAAAATATTAGAAGATGAAGAAATTACTTTAGCAAAGAAAAGGGATTCTCTCTTAGAAAAATTAAGAACTATGCCTGCTAAACTTGATATGAAGTTAGCACAAAATATGTTTATAGGTATACATAATAAAATTTACAATAGTACAGATCCTTTTATACAAGCTAAAATTAATAAAGTGCTTTCAATGGATACTGCAACTGAACAAGCAGAAAACATTGATAATAAAGTGAGTAGCTCTAAAATAGTTAACTTAACTTCTCCTAAATATCAAAGAGAAAAATTAATTTCAGGCTCTACTGGTAATTCTGCTATTGGAGTTTATGCTAAAGGAATGACTCTTAATTCTCTTATACAACAACAAAAAGAAGGAGATAAACTTGAAATTTTAAATGCAGAAGGAGAGAAAAAAGTAAGATTTATAGGAGACTTAAAAACAGAAGGTGAATTTGGTTTACTTCAAAATTTAACTATTTCTCCTAAAAAAGAAAATGGAGAAAGAATTGAAGCTACAGAAGTTGAAAAATATTTTACCAGACCTTTAGTTGAATCTTTAGATGAAAGGGTGAACACTGCTACTGATAATGAAAAAGCTCAAATCTTAGGTAGAGTAGGTATTACTAATATCAAAAATGTTGCAGTAGATAATTTCTTAGCTTTACAAGGTATTGATGTTGAAGTAAGAGAATTAGATATAGATAAGGGTGAATATGAGGAAGCTAACCCTTTTCATAAAATAGGTTATTTGCCAGGCACTACTGAGCCTGTATATTATAGTGAACATTCTATTCCTTACTTATTACACTCTCAACCTATTATAAAAGAGTATTTTAAAAGGTTAAAGAATGGTAGAGCACAAGCAGGAAACTTAACTAAAGATTTAGAAAAAACTATACTTGCTGAATTAATGGGAGACTACAAGATTCAACCTAAATTCAGTGAAAATTTTACAGGTAAAAAACTTTTTAATAGTCTGTCTAATAATATAGATTCTGAATTTCAAAAAGAAGTTTTATTTCTATATGCAGATTTAATGAAAGATGCAGATAAGGTTAAAGAAATTCAAAGTTCTATTGACTTATCTAACTTGGGTAAATCTATGTGGGAAGCTAAAGATAAAATAGAAAAATTTAAAGATTTAGCAACTAATAAGGACTTCAAAAACTTAAGTAATCTTATAGGTGATTTTAATTATAAGGGTGAAGGGGTTTATTTAGGAGATATAAATATAGGAGATGTTAAGAATACTAAAATAGAGGGTCTTTATTTTAAACCCACTACTAATCAAGGTATAATGGTTAGTACAGCAGTGTCTCTTGCCAGAAACTTATTTTTAAATAACTTTTTTCCTTATTATGACTCTGCTATTGAGATAGCAATGCAAGATATTATTACTGTTTCTGGTAAAAAAGATACTCCTCAATTTAGAGAAGAAGTTTTTAATAATATAAAGCAATTTATAACCTCTTCAGATAGTAATGGAATATTCTTAGACACTACTAAAAATGTTAGAGAAGACTTATTATTTGAAAAAGATGGTCCATCTTTATCTACTTATGTAGCAGACACATTAGGAGTTACTGATAAAGAATATTCAAAAGGTATCAATTTACTTGGCAAAAATATTCTTATTACTTCTTTTAGTTATGAGAAAGGAGTAAATGGTAAGCCTAGTTTAATAAAGTATGATAATACTGCTGCAGGTAATACTAATGAAGAAGATTTTCATGTAGCTATGAAAGAATTGCTAGTAAGTGATTCTCCTTTACCACCTAGAAATGGTAGACCTTATACTACTAGAATGTTAGCTCAAGATTTAGTGTCTTATTCTTATGTATCAGGTGGTATAATTAGTGAAGCTATACAATTTCATAAATTTATTCCTTTAGAGTATTTTGACCAAATTACTGTAAAACAAGTATATAAAGGTGGCAGAGTCATAGAAATGCCTGTAACTAAAAAAATGCAAGGTTATGATACTAGGATAATGAATTGGAGTGATATGGGCATTTTAGGTAATTTCACAACACAATTTATCCAAAATAATCCTACTTTTTCAAGAGCATTATCTAAAGAAGATATAAAATCTTTAAACTATTTAGACAAGACTAAAAGAAGTTTTGAATATTTTGTTAAAGAGGGAGAAATTTTACCAGAATTTGTAAGGTTATCTGGTAACAGTAGAGCTAAAAACAAACAAGGAAAAACAAGTCTTTATAAATTAGTTTTTGGAAATACTTATGAGCAAATAGATGTATTAGGTGAATTTGGAATGACTGAATATAGTGCAAAAGAGTCTGATCTAAAAACATCAATAGGAGTGGCTACCCCTAGAAAAGTATTTACTAAAAAGAATGGAGGATTTACTTATACTCAACCTAAGACTGCACCTTTTGAAGCAAATACAGGAGATAGTGTACTTACATTACTTAAAAAAGTAAAAGCAGATAATGCATCTTCTAATCCTAATTTATCTGAAATAGCCTCTACTTTAATAGACTTATTTGGAGATAAGGCAATGGAACTTCAAATAAAAGTTGAGGAGGATTTAGGACCTGCAGGAGTTTATAGCCCATCTAATAATACTATAACACTCAAAAAAGGTTCTAAAAACTTGGGAGAAACTTTTGTACATGAATTTATACATGGAGTAACTTCAAAATACCTTAATCCTTATATAAATCACACTACAGGGCAATTAAAAACTGATATTGAAATTCCTAAAGATATTCAAGAGATAAATAGTGTTTTTCTTGAGACTAGAAATTATATTATAGATACCTATAAAGAGGAATATGATAATTTTATGTTCAAATGGGAGACTTATAAAGATGCAAAAAAGAATAAAGAAGCTTCTGGTGTTATTTTTACTCCGAGAGAGAGAAATTTATTCTATTCTACTGTAAATTTAAAAGAGTATCTTGCAATATCATTAGGAAATAATCAACTTTTATTAGAGGAAACTTCAAAAGTACCTTATAAATCTACTAAGATTACATTGTCAGAGAAATTGATGAAAGTCTTAAATAGAATATTTGAAAGTATGGCAGGAAAAGAGAATAGTTTAGCTGAACAAATTATAGGTAAAAATCTTGATTTTATTCAAAAAAGAGCTAATACTTTAGAAAAATCTTCTGAGAAACTTCCATCTGAATTAGATATACAAAGGGATTTAGGTTCTTCTCCAAATTTAGATAACTATTATAATGGAAATGCTCCTCCTCTTGACCAATATGGAGACTTATTTGGTAATGACCAAGATATTTCTTTTGAAAAATTAGTAGAAACAGTAATGTTACCTCTAGGAACAAAACCTTGTAAATAATGGATTGTAAAATAAAATTTAGAAAAGAAGCAGAAAAAGAAGCCTTTGACATTGCAAAATCTAATGGAAAAATAGGTAGTGCAAAAACAAAAGGTCTTCTTGTATTTTATCCTGTAAATAAGGAAGGAAAAGTAACTAAAGGTAAAAGTGCAGGGGAAATTGCTAAAAGAAAAGTAAAAGAAATTAATGCACATTTTCAATCTGCAAGATTTGGAGCTAGTGTAACACTTAATAATGGATTTAATGATGGTGTTGGAATAGATATTAAAATTTCTGAAGCTTATTTAGACTATTTAGTAGCTCAAAACGAAAAGGCTATTGATATGACTCTTTCAAGAGAAATACAAATTGAAGATGCAAAAAGGGCTGGTATTGAATATGATAATAGATATTTATTTGATGAAAATTTACCTGGCAATCAACCTCCAAGTAATACCAATTCTCCTCTTACTCAAAAAGGTATGGAATTTGGAGAATACTATAATAGAAGATTAAAAGCTAAAAACTTTATTGAACAAAGAGCTAAAGTTCTTAAAGAGATGAAGGGAAGTCAAAGTCTTCAAAAGAAAAGAGAAATAAAATTTTTTAATGACTTAAAAGATAAAGAGGAAAATTTATTAAAAAGAATATCAGGAGATATAGCTTCACTTAATACTGGGTCTTATGTCTTAGATAATTTTTTTACTTATTTTAATAGTGATATTAGTACTATTAATGATATGCTTAATCAAAATCCTAGCCTTGAAAATTTGATGGCTGCTGAAGAGTATATGAAAACTTTAAGATGGGTGTTTAGTGCAGACATATTAGATAGTCCTTTCTTTGCTTATGGTATTGATAAACTAGAAGGAAGTACATTACAAAAATTTAATACGGCATTAAATAGTTTTAAAAAACTTGATAATAAATATGTTCAGAAGACCAATAGTATGGCTATGAAAGTATTTAAAGAAGCAGATGAAAATGCAACAGATTTATCTGAAAAAGAAGAGGTACAAAAATTAATAGACCTTGTACATAACAGTGAGATAAGTATATTAGAAGAGTATTTTTTACCTTTAGATGGGGATGGCTCTAAAGAAGACACTATTAGAGCTTTAGTTAGAAAAATATTTGATGACTCTATTTCAAAACAAGAAATAAGCTATCTACAAGATAGGATACTTAATCATAAAGAAAGTTTAGAAAGAGAACTCCCAGTTAAAAAAAGATCAGGTTTTGGTTTATTATCTACTACATTTGACTATTCAATTTTAAAAAAAACAGCTAAAGATGGTGCTTCAAGACTAATAAGTAAATATTCTTCTGTTTGGAATGGAGTATTAAAGAATTATAACTATAAAATAAATAGTATAAATTTAAAACTCTCTAAACCAAATAAGACTAGAACTGATTATATAACTATAGACAAAATTAGAAAATCTCTTTTTAGAGAATTAAAGAATAATGGAGCTGCATTTATAGCTATAGAATCTTTACCTGAAATGCAAGATTCTGACATGTTGGAGTCTTTTGAAAGAATAGAAACTTTATTTGCAATACCTAAAGATAACCTTAGAGGGAGATTAGAAGACACTAAAAAAGCTGAAGAATATAAAGAGAGAGTTATAAAACAACTCCAAGGTAAACATGGTACAAGATTAGTTGCAGAAAGAGAGTATAATAATCTTATAGCAGAGCAAAAAGATAAGATGCTTGATCTTGAGATTGATTTAGAAAAGGAACTCAATACTGCTCTTGAAAAGGAAGCTAAAAATGTATATTCTGAACTATCAATAGAGAAAAAACAAGAACTAGCAAATTCTTATCTAAGCAAATCACCATTCTTTCTTTCAAAAAACTTAAAAGAAAAAGGCAATTCTACTATAACTATTCCTCAATATGACCAATCAACTTTAGAGGTATCACATTCCTTAGAATATACTACTTTTATACCCTCAAAAGACAATCATTTTGATAAAGATTTCTCTGATAATATTGAATCTAATCCTGTAATTTTAGAAGCCTGGGAAAATTTTAGTTCTGCACTAAAATATATCAATTCTAATAGAAAGTATATGGACAATAATAAGAATAGAGATACTCTTGATTATATTGATTCATTAATTGATACTGCAAAAGAACATAACTTAGAGATAATGGCAAATGCAAGTGCCATAAAAAGGGCACTTAGACCTACTAAAAAATTCTTATATGATGCTTCAAGTGCTATTACTGAAGCTTTAGGATTAAGAGCACATTTAACTGGTACAACTCAATCTTTAAGAACTGTTTTAACTTCTGTAGATGAGAGAATAAGAGAAATTGCACAAGGTTCATATTCATTATTAACTGCAAATGAGATTAAACTCATGAGCAAATATAAAAATGGAATTTTATCAGACAAGGCATTTGAAATACTTCAAGAACAATTAGGAGTGACTTCAAATAGAATAGACCCTAATACTACTTTAAAAAGACATATTCAAGATATTATAAGAGAAAGAGTCTATAAAAGTCAAGACAGTAATATGACTAAAGACCTTATAGCTCAACTTGGTATAGTACAAGAGTTTAAAGCTAAAAAAGAAGTTGAGACTAAACTTAAATTTTTAAGGGGATTAATTCAAAAAATTAAAGTAGGGTCTAGTATAACTGAAAAATCAAATGTTGCTGAACTTGTTGAAAATTTTATAAATACCCATTTATATGGACATTCTAGAAGACCTACAGACAAACTAAAATTATATAAAAGCTATACTGGAGAAGACAAAATGTATATTGAAGCCACTAGAAAGGCTATAGAAGACTTAGAGGAAGTTTTAGAAATGACTCAAAATGAGTCAGCTAGAAGAAAAATTGAAGCTGATATTAAATCTCTTCAAAAAAATATTGACAATAAGGGACATTTAGTTACAGGACAAAGTGTAATAGAAGCTATGTTTGTTAAAACTGCAATTTATGCAGGTTTAGGGTATAATTTTACTTCTCAAATAATCAATAATGCTATAGGTAATTTTGCAGGTAGACAAAATGATGGTCTACTTTATTCTAGAGGCAATTATCCAAAAGCTCACTCTTATATGAGAACTTGGAAAAGAGCACATATAAAAGGTATGGGCTTTAGAGGTAAAAAAGCTATTGAAAACAGAAAACTAACTTTGACATTTTTAGATGGACTAGCTTTATATCAAAATTCAGCTAATGATATACAAAATATTGTTAATGAGAAGAAATTTGACAGTAAACAGAGGTGGATTTCTCCACTTAAAGCAGTATCAATAACTGAAAGAGAAATACAAAGACCTCAAATATTAGCTATGTTAGGTGATATGAAAATTACAGATTCACAAGGTAATATACAGCCTATTTTTGATGTAAATAATCATAATAACCCTCATCCTGCTTTTGAATTAATTAATGGTAATCTCAAATTAAAAACTGATAAAGATGCACAAGGAAAAAGCATTCCAGGAACAGGATTTGATACTCAAGAAAATAGAGACACTTGGATAAACAAAGTTTCTAAAGAATATTTAGAATCCTTTAGTGAGTCAGGTACAGTACCTAAAAAAATAGCTGTAATGAATGGTGATTATAGAGACACTTCTACAATCAAATTTAAAAGACACTTATTAGGTGCAATGGCTATGGTTTTTAAGACTTGGTATTCAGCATATATTTTAAGAAGATATGGAAACGCTTATGGGGTGTATACTAATATGGCTGATAATCATTCAATAAGGGTTTATACTAATTTAGCAATGAAAGGTGCATTGGCAGGTGCTTTATTAGGTACTGCAACAGCTTTTAGTCCTATTATAGGTGCAGGAATTGGAATATCAGTAGTGATGTTTAATAAAGCCCAAATGAAAACTAGGATAGAGGTTTTAATCACTAAGATTAAAAAAATGAATAGGACTCTTGAAGAAGATGTTCAAAAAGATATAGCTAAAATAGCTTTACTTAGTGATAAACTAGCTGAAATAAGTCTTTTATCTGGATTTAGATTGGGTGTCTTATCAGAAGTAGTTAAATCAACAGTGGGAACTGTTGCAGGAACAGGACTTAAATTAGCTCAATCAACTGTTCAAACACTCACTCCTGGAGGAAAAGCTATACTCACTAATGAAATGATTGATAAGGCTCTGTGGATGAGTAAGAAGAAAGGAGAGACAGATGAAGAGTATGAGAAAAATTTAAATAGAGCACATTTCTTATTAGTTGAGTTGTCTACTACTTTAAAAATGTTAGGTATGAAAAGTTTAGCTCTTGTTTTTTTAAGTGATTTTGGAGATGATGAAGAAGATGAATTTGGGTCTGAAACTAATTTTATTAAAAGAATTTGGAATCATCCTAAAATGGCTGCTTATTATGCTGTTACTAATCTTGCTACAAGATTTTCACAAGATATAAATTTAGATGTAGACCTTGTGTCTAATATAGGACTTATTAATCCTGATATTTTTAAAACTTTAAAAGAGAATTTAACAGCCGTTGGTAAAACAATGATAGGAGATACTAAAGTAAAAGGAGGTAAAAATGAAGGTAGATATAGAATGGCAGTTGAGTTTAATAAATATGTTCCTATGGGCATAAGAGAAATCACTACTGGTAATGTACCTTCTCTTGGATTTAAAGGTCTTACTGAAGAGAAAAAATACAATGAAAATTGGATGTCAGAAAGAAGGGATTCTGATGAAGAGCATTTTGATAATATTAAAAAGAAAACTAGAGCAAAGGAAAAACAAATATTCTTGGAGGATAAAATTGAAGAACATATAAAGAAATTTAAAAAAGAACCTGAAAAAGAAGATATAGAAACTTATGAAAAAAAGGCATTAAAATATATAAATGCAACATATCCCCCTCTTACTAACTATTTTAAAGAGGATGGGTCTGTTAAAACAGGTTTTGAAAATAAGTTAGTAAAATATGACACTGACAGAGTAGATGAAATTATAGAAAACAGAAAAAAGAAAAAAGAGTAAGGTTTTACCCTTACTCTTTATTTTTATGCCATATATCCATAAGTACTAAGATTCATTTCTAACATATTAAATAATTCTTTTAATATGATATTTAGTCCAATTTCTCCTTCAATGTCTAATAATTCATCTGCATAAGTGGCTTCTTGTCTATATAATTGACCATTAGTAGTTATAGATAATACTACTAAAGTTGCAAAGATGTTTTCTTGTTCAGCTTTTGCTATAGTTACATCTACTCCTCTTTCTTTTATTCTTAAAATAGTTTTAATTAAGTCTGACATTTATTGTAAGTATTAGAAATTAATTTTATATTTGAGTCTTGTTTATTTTTCTATAAATAATCTGCTATTATTCAATTCAAAAGCCCAAAAATTTGTCTTTTTTGGGCTTTTACTTATATACTAATTTCTAATTTTACACCTATCATATAATGAAAATTATTAGGTTTTAAATTGTAGGTCAATAAAATATAATCTATATAGTCAAAAGACTCTTCATCTCCTTTAGGATCTGGTGTACAAATAGTTCTACCTTCTATGTAGTCTAGTATTGTTAAGTATTTCATTCTTCTCCTGTGCTACCAAATCCACCATCACCTCTCTCAGTTATATCCAAGTTCTCCTGAACATTCCATAAAGCATGCTGAAATTTTGTTAATACTCCTTGAGCTAATCTGTCTCCTAAATTAATTTTACAAAGAAAAGGACTATTATTAATAAGAATAAGTCCTATTTCTCCTCTGTAATCTGAATCAATTATTCCTGGAGCATTAGCAACTATTAATCCCCTTTTTAATGTTAAGCCACTCCTAGAAACAATATTAAGGACATATCCTTCAGGGATTGCCATAGTAATGCCTGTTCCTATTAAAACTCTTTCAAACCCTCTTAAAGTGATATATCCCTCACTTGTAGATTGCTTTAATTTCTTATCTAAAGGAACTTCTTTATTTCCTTTAAATAATTTCTTAAAAGATTTAGCTCTCAAATCAAATCCTGCTGAACCTTCACTTTCATATTGAGGAGGAAATACTCCTTCCTCACATTTAATTTTTACTTTTAACATACTTTTGTTCTTTTAGTTTAATTTTACTTATTCTGTAGGTATAAAAATACTATTTCCTATCCATTTAAATAAGGTTTAATTAGATTAGTTAGTTTTTGAATAGTGTCAAAAAGATGATTTAACACTTTAATATTAGCTTCTGACTGTGGTTTCCATTCATATTTATACATATGATATCCCTCTTTACCATAAGTGTTTATGGACTTTTCTAGTGGAATTGTATCTGGAGTTATAATCATTATTGCATACACATTCTTTACAGTAAGGATTAAAGGTTTATTAATCTCTTTCATGTTTTTTATACTGTTTCCTCTAATAGATATGTATGTCTTATTAAAAGTATTATGTATTTCTAATCCTTTAGTTATTTCAGGATAAAAGAGGAATACACCCTCTTTAAAATCTGCTATCTTCATTTTCTAAAATTTTAATTAATCTTTTTCTAAACCATAAACCTTTAGGTACATTGTGAACAATATTTAAGATATATTTTTTATATCTTGTTGAACTCTCTTCAAGTTTAACTATTTTTTTTCTAAGAAGTTTTATCTGATCTAAGTGTCCTGTAATTTCTTTATCTCTAATAACTAAAATTTTATTTGCTTTTTGAAGTTCTTCATTTCTAATTTGAAGCTCCTTTTTAATATCACTAAGAGTGTCTAAATCTCTTTTAGTATCTTCAGATAAAGATTTTTTAAGTTCCTTTTTAATGTCTCTGGTAACTTCATCTAAACCCTTTCTAGTTACAGTTCTATCTGTAGTAAATTCATGAGTTTTAGTTTCAAAGAAAGTGTCCAAAAAAGTATAAAAACTTTCTTTATTGTAAACATGTTTTTCATTAGCCCTTAATCTTTGTAAAATTATATCAGGATTATGATAAGTTAATTTGGTTTCTGAAGTTCTTTTTAAAACTTCTATAGTTACCATTTTATCGTTACCTCTTAAGAGCTTTATTTTTTCATCTTTTAAAGCTAATATTTCTAAATTATAAGCTTCATTTCTTGATACTGCCTTTTCAAGTAATGAAGCTTTTTGCTCCATTAATTTATACTCAGTCATATCCATTTCTATTTTTGCCATTCTGTTATTCTTTTAAAATGTTATTTTTATTTTATAAAGTGTTCATTTATTACTACTAACAGAATAATACCTATTAATATTAGTATAATATAAAATGAAACTTTAGCTTTTTGTTCGTACCTTTTTTCTTCTTTTGAGGTCACAATTTCTCTATTTCTTGTTTAACTTCTTCTAATTCTTCCATTCTATCAATTATAAATGACAGTTGAACTCTATCAGATTTTAATTCATCCCAAAATTTATATTCTCTATCCACACAAATCAATGCACATTTTTTAGTTCTATCAAATCTAATAATAGTTCCATCTACTTTTCTAAATGTAAACCTATCAATTAACTCTTTTGCTTCTTCTTTTGGTGTCATAATTTCTATTATATTAAAAAAGGGGTAGCTTTTCAACTACCCCTAAAAACATTATCTAAAATTGAAGAGTTCCTAAATCAACCATTTAGAATAATGAACCACCTTGACCTTGTGGCATAGGTGGATTTTTCTCCATGAGTGTAGTAATAGTGCACTCTGTAGTTAACAGCATACCTGCTGCTGAAGCTGCATTTTCCAATGCAATTCTAGTTACCTTTACAGGGTCTATAATTCCAGCCTCTATCATATCAGCTTCATAAGAATTATTCCTTGCATTAAAACCAGAATTTTTCTTTCTTGATTTTAATACATTAGCAATAACTACAGAACCTTCTGCTCCTGCATTCTCTGCTATACATCTAATAGGGCTTTCAACAGCTTTTAGCACTAACTGTGCTCCAAGCAATAGAGTGCCTGTTAGAGGACTTAAATCAACTTTGGCTCTAGCTTGTAAATAAGCTACACCACCACCAGAAACAATACCCTCTTCTAAAGCAGCCTTAGTTGCATTTTTAGAATCTTCTACTCTGTCCATTTTCTCTTTCATTTCAGTCTCAGTAGGTGCTCCTACATAAATTACTCCTACACCACCTTTAAGAGAAGCTATTCTTTTTTTAAAGTCATTGGTTTCATAGTCATTTTCTGCACTTACCATTAAAGATTCAATTTCTTCTACTCTAAAGTTAATAATTTCAGGTTCACCTTTACCTCCTATTAAAATAGTGTCATGAAAATCAATCCTAACAGAGTCACATTTTCCAAAATCATCAGAAGTTACTTTATTCAAGTATTTACCTCTTTCTTTTGATACAATTTTACCTCCTAAAACAGTTTGAATATCTTCTAAATAGGCTTTTCTTCTTTCTCCAAATGCAGGTGGCTTTACTATAGCTACTTTCATTTGTCCTTCATAAGCATTAACCACTAAAGTTTCTAATGCTTGTCCTTCTACATCTCCTATAATCAACAAGGATTTTCCTTGTCCTATAGACTTATCTAAAATGTTTTTTAAAGGTGTACCAAAACTATTAAGTTTATCTTCACACATAAGTACATATACATCTTCAAGGTGTACTTCACCTTTCTTTTTGTCATTGACAAAATAAGGAGAGATGTATCCTGAACCAAATTTCATACCTTCAGCAAGGTCTACATGAGTTGTAGTATCTTTAGATTGTTCTACAGATATAACACCTTCTTTACCTACTTTGGCATAAGCCATACCAACTAATTCTCCTATTTCTTCATCATTATTAGAAGAAATAAAAGCAATTTGATTTAGTTCTTCATCTTCATTTCCTATTTCTACTGATAGTTTTTTAAGCTCATCAATAAGAAGTTCAGCTCCAATTTTAATACCTCTCTGTACTGCTACAGGGTTATGTCCATTAGAAATTAACCTCATACCTAGCTTAATAAGGGATTGAGTAAGTACTGAAGCAGTAGTAGTTCCATCTCCTGCTTTTTCATTAGTTTTAGATGCTGCAGCTTTTACAAATTGTGCACCCATATTTTGTAATCTATTAGGGAGTACAACCTCTCTAGCTACAGAAATACCATCTTTAGTAATTCCTGGATCACCAAAAGCTCTTTCAATCATTACATTTCTACCTTGTGGTCCTAAAGTCACTTTTACTGCATTTGCTAGGGCATCAACCCCTTTTTTCAATTGCTTCTTGGCTTTTTGTCCATGTACAATTTTTTTACTCATCTTCTTTTAGTTTACAAATTAAATTATCTTCTGTTGTATGGATGTATTCTACACCCTCAATTGATACTTTAGAAAAGTCATACTGACCATATACTACTATATCTCCTATAGAGGTATTTATAACCTCTTCACCTATTCCTACTACTTTACCTGCTAACTTTACAGTATCAGGTTCAACAGTATCAGGAATGATGTAGTCCTCATTTTCAGAGGACTCATCTTCCATTTCTATGAGAATTCTTTTCCCATAAATACTTTCAATCATATTTTGTTTTCTTTTTAGAATTAATAAATAATTTCAAATTAAAATACTCTTCTTCATCTTTCAAAGGAAGGTCTAATTCTCCAGTCCAATCATTATGTCCAACATTAGTTTTAAACATTTTGTTAATTTTTTCAACAAAAGGTTCAACAAGATTTGGATTTTTTAATAAAACATTTAACTCTTCTGGTCTGCTACTGAAAAGTTCAGATGCAACTTCAGAATCATACATTTTACTATAACTACTGATTTGGAAAAATTCATAAGTTTCTTTAAATTTTTCAGGTACTTTAATGACTATCATATGTAAATGTCCTTTGTGAATATCATCAAAAGGATAATCAAACTCATAATAAGGTTGATGTCTCATCCACTGAATAGTAGCATTAAAATTTCTTCTTGAAAATTTAGTATCAATTAAAATGAAAATACTGTGTTCTATGAGTATGCCCATATCTATAAGGGCAAAATCTCCTATACCTAAAGCTAACTTAAATAGATTGGTGAACTTCTTTTCAAAAGTTTCACCATAATCTATCAAAGTTGAAAGTAAATATTTCTTAGTTTTATTGGTATAGATACTTCCTAACTGTATTTTCATTTCTATTTAAATGATTAGGTCTCCATTATTTTCCATGACTACCTTATCCACTTCATATCCATTTTCCTCATGCCATTTATATAGCTCAAGAGCATATTCAAAACCTATAATAGGTTTATACTTAATAGGATGAAAAGGAGAATGAATTTGTCCTTTTTCTAAATCTGCTCTACTATGTGAAATTAAATATATTTCTGGTCTTCCATATTTACCTAAATCTAATTGTTCTTCAGATAGTGTAAACATTAGAGGTGACCCTTGAAAATATTGTGTTTCACCTGTCAACTTATTAGTTTTATACTTAGTAGTTTCAACCATAAACTTAAAAGGTAGTATTTCAAATTCTTCATTTACTATTTCTTTTAATTCTATGAGTGTTTCCACATTTTCAGGGTTACTTAACAATGCATTAAGACCTTCTGTATAAAAAGAACCTTGGAAATTATATCCAAATTTCTTAACTGCATCAGGGAATTCAACTGGAAATCCTGATGTTGTTTTAAGGTCAATTGGTAATATAGTTTCATTTAGAGTATCAACAATAACTATATCCAATAAAACTTTACATTCTACATCATCGTAGGTAAAGTATATTGGAACTTGAAAGAAGAAATTAACACCTAATGTACCTACTGTTTTAAGGTATTTACTGGTATACTTATTAGTTTCTAAAGACATAATAATATTACTTATGATATTTGATTCTACATCAGACAAAATCTGCTTTCCAAAAGCTAATTTTAAATCTTCAAAATAATCAAATCCCATTTCTGCAATTTTATTAATCCTAGTTTCTTCTTTCCATCTTGTCTGGTATTTATGGTCATCTGCAGAAGCTAGTATTGCATCAGACCAACTATGTAGAGTTCCCACATCAATTGAACCTGAAACTTCAACAGCATGATCAAATACTTGATTAATCATACTCATAACTGTATCAGAGGGTTTTATAATTCTAGACACATGATATTGCTCATTAAAAGCTTCCTTTCCTTGAGTTATCTGATAATCCACTGCTGAACCTATTACTAGATGTCCTTTTTCTTCATAGTACATCTCTTGTTCAGTCTTTGCTAGAAAAGCTATTCCTCTTCTTAAATTCTTTAAATAAGAATTAGATGCTGCTTTTCTTTCAAAATAATCTATTACTTCTTCTTGTTTTCCTAATCTATACATAAATCTGCTAGTTTTAAAAGTTCTTTAAAATCATTTAAAGTCATACTGACTATTTCATCAAATTCATTTCTTTTTCTTCCTCTACCAGTATCCTTTTTATGAATTAGAATATTCATATTCTTTAATTCAGGATAATGTGATGGAAAATTCTTCTTTACTTCTTCTTTAATTTTAGCCAACTCTTTGCTAACTATAAGACCTCTCTGTTTTCCAGCTTTAATCTGAATATTAAATGGTTCAGTAAAACATAAATCTATGCCTGAATCATCATGCAGCCTACTAGCTGCTCTTGAGGTTTTACATTTTTCAAATGCTGGTCCTAGTGCCCGAAACAAAGCAGCATAGTGCCTTTCAGCATCATGCCCCTTTGTTCTATTCCTACTGCCTTGTGATCTAACTTTTCTCACAGGCTTATTCTCTTCTGCCATTTATATTGCCTTATTAAAAGCAAATAAATACTCTTTCATTTCTGTAATAGACTTAAATTTAAGCCTTTTCAAGTTACTCTTAAAGCACCTATTCACTATATTATTAGTAATAATAACATCTACACCTTTATTAGAGTGAGGTAAAATTATCTCTCTATAAAATTTATTGTAAATGGTTTTGTATTGTGCAGAGGTACAAAATTTATTTGACACAAGAATTGCAAATTTAGAATAGTCTAAGGGTCTACCTTCCCTATCTTCTTCATGCATTTGCTTTGTATATTCAGTCTTAACAACAACAGAAAATAATATTTCTATATCTTCTTCAATTTTTCTAAAAAGAATACCTTTCATTGCAAACAATGGCTCTTCCATTGATTTAGTTTTGAAAGCATTAGGAACAGAATTTAAGTCTAAAAATTTATAAAGTAATTTATAACCTTTAGCTACATTCTGTCCAGGAAGATAGTTTGGAACTCCATAATGAATTATTTTACCACTGTAGATACCCATATTTATAGTGGATGCCGTAATAGGTATATATTCATTATCAGAGGAAATTCCAACAGCATTGCTATAAAACTCCACTGCTTCTCCTGCTCTTTCTTGTCTTTTTTTTAAATTAGAAAAATATTTGTCTCTTTTTAATGTTATTAAGTCTATCATGATGTCAAATTTATTGGTATAAAATACTCATGATAAAATGGAACTTGTCTTACTACACTACCTACTTTAATATTAGTCATATGATTGGTAAAAAATCCAACCATTAGACTAGCTATCATAGTAGCTGAGTGAGAAGTCTGTTTCATAGTACAATTTTCTTCTTCTACCTCTGAATCATCAAATAAATGTTCATCAAAATATTCTCTAGCATTAGTAGGAGTGACACAAAAAATCTGCATTTGCTCCATTAATAGTCTACCGTCTATTAATATTGCATTAGGATTTTCACTGTTATCTCTCCACCATACCTCAAACATTTCTTTTCTAGCTTTCATATTATCAAAAGCTGCAAACATGTATTCATGTCCCATTGACTCTAAAGTGAATGGTTCATTAAATATTGTGATATAGCTGTCAGAGTACTCTAACACAATATTTTTCAAAGCCTCAACTTTGTCTAGTCCTATATGTTTTTTTCCAAATAATTGTCCACCTAAATTGTGCTGTTCAATTATATCAAAATCATATACAACAGGACTAAACCCTGCTCTGGCTAATAAGAAAGTTAACCAACTTCCTATTCCTCCTGCACCACCAATTAAGGTATTAATTTCCTCTTCAGGAAACCATGGTGCATCTTTAAATCTACTTCTTATTTCTGTCTTATTCATGTACTGCTAATTTTGTAAGCATTGCTTCTAAAGACATTTTAAGTGGTGCACATATTGGATACACACCCTCAAAATCCTCTAATATTGCCATTACTCCTATTGTTGTATCAATAAAAACTTCTGTGTTAATCTCTCCAAATACATCCCAAAACTTTTCAAATAGTGCTGGATACATTATTAGAACTTTATTAATATATTCTTCTGAATGTACCATGCCTAAAGTATTTTCAAGTGTATCCTCTAAATCTTCTCTATCATTTATAGGAAGATTACCTAGATTTATTACATTTTGTAAAAAACTTTCCATTCTTTTTTCTTTAATTTGTACATCAGGTGTCATGGAAAAAGAGTTGTTCCACATATCAGCATCTAAATCTTCCATTTCTTTATCCATCATAGCATCATTAGATCTAAACCCATTAAAATTACCTGGACTTACATAAGGATTTACTTTTGAAAATGGATTTAAAAGCTTTTGACTTTCAAATTGTTTTACATTTTTTTTAAAAACTTTTTGCTTTAAATTAGAAGCATTAATAATCTCTAAAGTTCTATCAGCAAAATCTTTAGGAACTTTAACAAATGTCTTAGGTTCACTAATTTTACAATCAAAATGAAACATAACTTGTCTTTCTTTTTTCAAAGTTAAATCCCATGGTTGTCCTGCTTCATCTTTACATTCATAAGCTTTTATAGTACCTCTAAAAGCAACTTTTGCTACTTTCTCTCCTCTATTATTCACTACTAATGATAGATAATAATTGTGAAATTCAGTATTATCATCTAATTCATCCATATCAGTTCCAGAAAAATAACTTTTCATATTATGATGGGAGTGAATCATTCCAATTTTCCAAGCTAAAGTTTCAGGATTATCCATTCTATATGAAATAAAATTTTCTCCTAATTCATATCCTGTTGCACCTGTAGTACCTTTATCCATAGGGTATACATCTTGTACAACAAGTTTCATCTTACTAAAATTGGTTATACTACCCTCTACAGTATAAAATAAAACTCCTGACCATTCTACTTTATTAATTTTCTGGCATAAATAGTCTATTTTTTCTTGTACTTTCTTTGGTATTTTCAATGGTATCAAGTTGTTCAATAATATATCTTCTAATTCTACTTTTTTGAATTTTTGATTCAATTCTTTTTGTGACATAATCTTTTATTGTTTTAGTTATGAAGAAAGGTTTAACTGTTTCTTCATTTGGAATTACTTTAAATTTTTTTATTTCTCCTTTAAATATGAAATCAAAATTTCTATATTCTTCTTCTTCAGACATGTAATAAGAAAGGTCTTTAGGTATATTTCTATAAGTATAGTAATTACCTTTACTGTCTTTTTGTGCAATATGATCAGGTGGATAATCACCATTATGGTCATATATTTTAAGATACTCTTCAAAAGCAGTATCTTGAGCTATTTTAACATTATCTCTTGTGATTATAAAGTTAATATTAGATGTTCCTTTCTTTTCAATAAGGTCTATATAATATTTTCTTATATGTTGTGGAGAAACATTTCTACATTCTCCTCCACCTATTACATTAGCAATTTTTATATGTGGTGTACCTTCTAAAGATTCCCAATTTAAATACTCTTCTAATTGCATTAGAAATAATTTAAATATGTCTGGTTTAAAACCAGAAGACAACATTGTTAATACTTGTCTAATTTCACTTGTACCTAAACAAAATGAATTAAATGTTAATCCACTCTTACCTTCTAAAGGAAAGTAACTTTTATAGTTTCTTGATGGTAAATGGCTGTGCTGATAAGAAGAAAATATTTCTCCTTCTGTAGCTGTCATTCTTTTACCTTGAAAACTATGAAAAGTAAATCCGTTATTATGACTATAAGGTAAAAGCTTAATATATAAATCAACAATTTTATGTCTCATTCCAGGAGAATTAGTAATATTAATCTCAGGAAAATATAAAATAAAATCTAAAGTAAAATACCTTTCTTTGTCAACTATTAAACCCTCATTTGCATTGACTTTTTTATTGTACCTTAACAAGATATCCCATTTTTCAGGATATACAGCATCTAAACAAGATGCTATTGAGTCAATTTTCTCATTGACTCCTTTATAATTTAAACTAAGTTTACCATATTTCTCTATGGCTTTAACAGACCTAATCTTTTTCTCAATAGAAGACCTGTTAAATGCTTCTATATAAATATCTTTTCTGTTCATTTTTTTATTTTAAATAAAAAGCCAAAGACACTATATCTTTGGCTTTTATGAGTTATAAATATTTCTATCTAACATCATTAAATTGACTTCTCATGTCTTGCAACTTTTGATTCAATTCATTTTGTTTTTTCTCTTCAGCTTCAGCTTTTTTTCTTTCTTCTTTTTCAGCTTTAGCTTTTAATTCAGCCTCCTCTTTAGCTAAAGCTTCTTTTAAAGCTATTGCAGCTTTTTCTTTAATCTTTTTAGCTTTCTTAGCTTCTTTTGCTAACTGTTTGGTCCAAATTTTAGTAGCCTTATTAAGCTTTTTTTCTAGTCTTTTAGTAATAGCTTCTATATCTTCATGTAAGTCTTCATCTAACTCACTAAAATTAACTACTCTAAGTAAAGAAATTGCATCAACTAAAGAGTCTAAACTAATATGAGAATTATCTTTAAAATGAGCTAAATTAACCTCCTTCTCTTCAGTTGTAGAAATTTTTTGAGCATTTTCCTTTACAGACTTAACAATATTAACAACTTTTTGAGCTTTTTCAATAATATTATTAATCCTAGTTTCTTCAATATCATCTTTTTTAGGCTTTTCAGCTTTCACCTTTTTAACAGGTGTTTTCTTTACTTTTGGTGTAACTGATGTCATACCTAAATCTTCTAAAGCTGGTATTGTACCAGTATAGTTGCTTAATAATGCTCTTAAGATTTCTGTACCTTTAATGGTGTAATTTTTACCACCTCCATTAAAGTAGTCTTTAGCAGTTCCATCACCAGCCACAAGCTCTTTAATTGTAGCCCTAAGTTGCTTATAACTATAAGCTGATACATCTGCACCAGCTTTAGTTTTTTTGTTCATTAGAAATAAGGTAAAACCTTCAGTAGGTAATACAGCTCCATCAGCTTCTAATGTTAACTTATTCTCTCCAATAACAGCTTTCATCTTGTTATAAGAAACATTATTTGCATCTAAATCATTTTGTAACTCACCCCAATTTTTGGCATCAGTGGTCACTTCTTTTTCACCCATTTGGGTGGAGAAAACTTTTACTATCATCTATAAAATTTTTGTTTGTTATTATTTTATTAATTTATTCTCTAACAAGAAGTTTGTTAGAGGTACTTTACCTTTATTTTTTATAAGGTCTGCAGGATCAGAAATTTTATCTCTTAATAGACTTGTTTTAAGATGAATACCCCTTGATTTTTTAGGGTAAACACTATTAATTTTATCTACTAATTTTTCTGAAGCAATTATTCCTGCTCTATCATTATCAAAAAATACTATAATCTCCTTAAATCTCTCTAGGAGTGGATACAATATTTCATCATTTGGGTACATTCCTTCATTTTGAAAAGCTATAACATTTAATCCTTGATTTTTAAGAATTCTCCAATCCTTATAAGATTTAGTTATTATTAATTGCTTTCCTTTTAAGGGTAAATTATTTAGTCCCCAAATATCATTTGCACAACAATTTGTAGCCCATTTACCTTTTCCTTTTTTATCAGGTGTATATATTTTAACTCTAGGATTAAAATTACCCACTAGATAAGACCTAGTTTGAGGTCTTATTACTACATGAGACCTTAATCTTTTAGAAAAAACTTTATACCAAATTATAGGGAAGACATTATCTTCTATAAGGTCACTCCTACTAATTTCTAAAGGAGACCAGAAATCCTTATCTCCAAGAGAGTTAAACATTCTGACTTTAAATGGCATTTCATGTGAGATTTTCTTTTTACTTTTTACTTGAATAATCTCTTTCTTTTTATTGGCAACATAATCAGAGTCATCATGATGACCTGCTAATAAATTTAGTTTAAAATGGTCATTAACTATTTCTAAAGATTTATAAAAAGATACTTCAAAATGGTCTTGTACCATATTAAAACAATCTCTATGTTTTCTTTTTTGAATAGGTTCTGCCCAATCTATAAACCAAAAAGTATTTTTATACCATTCAAAATAGCAATCAGGTAGGTTATCTTTTCTAAAAGGAGAATGAACATATTGATGTTCTGTAGGCATATAACCTAATATCATTTTAAAAATGTCTTGTTGTGAAATTTTAGCTAATATATCCTCTTTAGATATATAAACTCTTGCTTCTCTATAACCATATCCACCCATTATTGTCTTTGCTATTTATGTTAATATAAAAAGAGGTCAAGTATTAACTCAACCTCTTTCTACTTATTTTATTACCAATCTCCACCATCAGAAGCTGATGCAGAACTTTGCATAGCAGCACCACCTGCTGATTGAGCTTCTTTTTGCTGATGAGCAAAATTAGATTCCATAAACCATCCATTTCTAGTGAAAGGATGCTTATTTCCATCTGTGTCAACATACCTCAATGCAACTTCATTTAAAGCTGCTGCTGGGTTTTGTTGTTTCTCCCATTTACCTACAGGAGCAATAGATGCTTGTAACCATCTACCATGCTTCATGTTCTTTGGAAACTCTAAATAAGTGTTCTTAGCTTCTCCACCAATTTGCCATTGCCATACTCCAAAGCCATCAAGAGGCTTTGTAGCAAAGTCTTCAGGTAAAAGATTAGCTAAAATGTCACAAAAGTGTTTGAATCCACTTATTTGTGTTTGCAAAGCAGCTTGAATATCTGCTTTAGGTACAAAACAACCAACAATGTGAGTCAAAATTTGACTTAACAATTGTTTCTCTGCTGCAATAGCAGGATGATTAGGGTCAGTAACTTCTACTTGTCCCCCTGTAGCTTCATCTTTCACATAAGCTCTTGTGATAGGAAACTTTCTGTATCCTCTATCATTTCCATCAATAGTGAACATGATGTCCATTGCTTCTAAATCTGCTCCATCTTTTCCACCATGCATAGTGTGTTGAAACTTGGTAAGTCTTACATTACCTGCATTTAAACCAAAGACAAATGAACTCTCTTTAGCTTTATGCTCTGAAAAGCCATACCCTGACTGTGCAGGAGCTTTTGCGTTTGTATTATCCATAAATTTTATTGAATTTATAAAGTTATAAAATTATTTTTTACCAGTCTAATAGATGATTAAAATTCATCTGAAATTTCTGGATCTTGAGCTATAAGTTCTGGTATTTCCATTACCTCTTCCATTATTGGTTGTGGGTCTGTAAGCTCTGCTGTTCCAACTTCTTCAGTATCATCTATTAAGACAAATCCTGGGGCAGGAGTAGTTTTTCTTCCTTTCAATTTTTCATGAGAAAATAAAGCTTTCATATCTTTTCCTGAAAGCTTGTACTTTGCTTGAATCATTGCTCTTGTTAGCCCATTTCCTAAATCAGCTAATACTCCACTTACTGTTAACTGCACTGTTGTTGGTGCAGTATTTTCACTTAAATCTGACATATCTGTCTATTTTTAATATTAATTAATAAATTATTGTTTTACTACTTCCTTTTTTGTTTCAACTCCATGGTTGTAGTTATGTAGAGCTTTTGCCACTGCACCTAAATCATTAAGAATATAAACATCCTCAAACATTCCAACAGGGGACTTTGCAGGGAATTGTCCATCAAAGTTGGTTACAAATGATTTTGTAACTTTCTTTTCTTTATCATCCCATTCTTGTTTCCCATAAAGAACTATTGTAAACAGTCCTTCTAAGGTCACTTTACTATCTAGCATTTTACCAATAGTTTTCATTTTATAGCTAGTTTGAAAACTATTCTCAATCACTTCTGAATGAGTAAGTACAAAGAAGTTTAAATCTTCTCTTCCCATAATTCCAGCATTGATTACATCATAAGCATTTTTGGCAAGTTTATTAAACTTATCAAAACCTGCTTTTAATGCATTAGCCATAAATTCTTCAGACATTAAATATTGATAATCATCAATAACAATGTTTTGAATATCAGGTCTATTTGCATTAACAAAGTTTATTACTTTGATAATGTCATAAGGATTAGAACTTCCTAAATAGTTTCCTATTTTAGGTGGTCCTTTACTTATGTCTACTGGTGTGTACTTATTTTTCCATCCTCTAAATGGAAGTGGTTTACTCTTTACATTAATTAGAAAAGTCTCTTCAGGCTTTAGACCCATAATACCTAGTTCAGGTATATGTCCTAAAGATGTGGTTTTTCCAAATCCACTCTCTGTTACTACTGCTACTGCATTTGACATAAAATTTGTCTCTTTTAATAATCTCCATATCCATCTCTCTCTACCAATTCTTCAAACATATTAATGTTTCCTTTCATGATAGTTCTAAAGTGTATAGGACATTCAGTATCTCTACTTTCTACAAGGTGTATTGAGATATAATTTGGATATAATTCATCATTAGCTGTATTCTTAATCTGCAAACCAAAGTGCTTAGTAAGACCATATTTATCATCATTAGGATTCATCATTGTAAAGATATAATCTGCCTCCTCTGAAAGGTTTCCTGTCTCTTTAATGTCATCTCCTGTTGGATAAATAAACTCACTATTATACTTTAATCTTTGCACATCACTCATACCTCTGTTAAGGTGAATAATATCAATAAATGTGAAACCACACCAATTCCTAAATTCCACTTGATATTCAATCATTTTATCTACAGTCTGCTTCTTGTGAAAATTTCTTTCAGCTTTGAGCTTCCTTAAATGGTCTGTAATAATAATGGTGAATTTATTGGGGTTATTAGGTATCCAGGATTCTCTTTTCTCTTTCATCTCATAGAGTGGAGAGCCATCATGGTCTTTACCAACTTCAATTTTGTAATGGGTTTTATTCCATGTACCATGTTGAGATGAGTATCTTCCTAGATAGTTTCTGATTCCTGTTGGATTATCTCTGACTTCTACAAATTCAATTAAACCTTTTTCTAGTTGTTTGCCTTTTTGATCGTACTTACCAAAAAGAGGGATAATTTTATTATTGTATATTTCAAGGACAATTCTTTGATGCTCTTCTGATGGTATAATAACTTTATCTTCATTATCTCTCATTTTACCCTCAAGGTAATTTGGAGTTAAATCATATACTTCATTTTTCCAATCAAAAGTTGTAATTCCATAATCTCTTGCCATGAAGAAAGTTACATACTTAAACTCCTTCTTAACTCTACTTATTTCAAATGAAAAATATATCCATTCTACTTCTAAGTTTTTAGGGTTCCCCCTGTTCAATTCTTCTAGATAATATTCTGATGGACTTATAACAAAACCAAAATCAGTAAAGGTAGTTTTACCTACTTTTGGACCTGCTGCAATTCCATAGATTGCTTCTCTTTGAATACCTCCAACTAATCTATCTATTTTAGATATTCCTGTAGGTAAACCAAAGTTTAGACCTTTCAGTCCTTGTTGAAATCTATATTCAAAGTTCATATTATCTCATTTTACTACTTCTACCATCCACTGTACCTGAAACTTTAACTAGCTCAACATACTGTTCCAATAAACTCACTCTACTAACTCCTGTACCCTCATAAATAAATTTATGAGCAGATTTTAAATATTGTGGGTCTGAAACAGTTTTGATATAGGCTTCAGTTGCAGCTTTTACATCTTGCATCCTTATTTCAGGGTTTTCTGCAAAAAACTTTTTCATTCTACTTACTACAGCAGATTTAGTTCCTTTTCTATCAGGATTTATCCTTCCAAAAGTTTCTCTAAATCCCTCAGTCCAAGCAAATGCTTCTTCTTTCTCTTCATTAAACAATGGAACTTTCCATTTTAAGGTATGTGGCTGTGAAGAGTTATCTTTATAAATTCTTTCCACTATACCTAAAGCATTAACTTGCTTTCTAGTTACTTCTGATATACTCTCTGTGTCTATGCCAAAATAAATGCCTAATAGATAAAGCTTTGCTTCACCTTTGTTGACTTTATATGAGCTTAAACTAGCAAGTATATCAGAGTTAATTGTTACTATTTTTGCCATTTATTATTTTTATTAAAGGTTCAGGACTACAAATTCCATATCCTGCAGACATTACATCATTAATAGATAAACAAGGTTTATCCATTAAAACATATTCTTTAGCTTTTTCTACTGTTGAAAATGCTTTATAAACACCAGGTTTCCTTTTTATCAAGTTAACATGACTTTTAGAAAAAGGTATACAATATTGATATTTAGCATTAATAACCCATGCAATCTTATCACCTTCAAACACATCAACACCATCTTCTGTTATAAGTAATGGTTTTTCAGATATTTTATCATCGTCTTCTGAGCCTAAATGTAATTCAACTTCTGTTATTTTTCCTTTCTTGTTAGTGTATGTCCAAGTATTCCAGAGTCCTTGTTCTTTATAAAAGGACTCTTTCATATCTTCTAAATCCTCTTCTGAAAAATATATTTTAACTTTCATCCTCTTCATCATATCCTACTGGATTTTTAATTATTTCTCCACATTCACATTCTACTCTTGTTGGATTTTCTTTGTCTTTACCAAAATTATCTCCACATGTGGGACATCTTAAATCTACTGCCATATCTCTTGTTTTTAATTGGTTATAATATAAGCCCTGTCATTAGGCTCAATTGTTATTGATAAATTTAATGGAATACCTTCAGCTCTTACCCTAACTCTATTTTTCCTGTCTATTCCATCTTCTACAACTACAGCTTTTCTTATAAGACCGTTGTCATTTACTTCTACTAAATCTCCTTTTTTAAACTCCATGTTTATTTTTTCTTTTTTAATTTTGGTTTGTCCATTAAACTATTATACCACTTAACATATCTTACTAAGACTTCATAAGTGTTTTTTAACATGCTATTTTCAGTGTCTACACACCATATCATGTCATTTTTCCTAATTTGTGATTCAAGGGAATTAACTGTCAGTTCACAATTGATTTTTTCAACTATTAACATTAGATACTCCCATGATTCATCAAATTGCATGTAATTCTTAGAATCAACATATTTCTTAGTCTGAATATCTCCTAAGTAGTCCATTAATAAGACATTGCTCATACTTCAGATTGATTTAACATATTCTTAAATCTTAGATATTCAATTTTAGCTTTATCAAAATTCTCTAAAGTAGATTTTATCCAACTTTCATCTTGAGTGCCAATTAATGAAACAATCCAAATGGTTGCTTGATAATCTTTTTGATCTAAGAGTGTTCTAGCTATCTTTTGAGATGTTAACCCATTTTTATCTGAATCACATTGAGTTAAAATAAGGTGGTCTATTGCTCTATAAGTAAAGCCTGTTCCACCAGCATTAACCATGGCTATTTCATCAATCTCTCCTGCCTGAAACTTCTTTAAATCTATATTATCAGTTTTACTATGATAAGTATGTTCACATAAAAGTTCTGCTTGTGCAATTGTAGCTGAAAAAATCAATTTTCTACCTATTAAATGTTCTTTAATCAACCACTGTGCAGCTTCAGTTTTAGCAGGAGAGTTCTTAATTGCCCTCATCCTAGCTAAAATTCTAAATGTCATATCTGACCTTCTTTGAAAAATAGATTGTTGAGCCATATTATGTAAATAAGTATATTGTTTCTGTTCAGAGGTCAAAAACTTTTTATCCTTATTACCTGCTTCAATCTCCTTCTTAGTGCCCATATCAACTTCTACAACTTTAATACTATAGTTAGCTAAAAGCTTAAGATTCACTGCATTAGTGATACTTATGTTAACTAATACTTCAAGGTTTAACTTCTTATAAAGTTCTTTCTTATGGTCATGCTTACTAGCTGTACCTGTCATAGAGATAATATTGACATAATCAATACTTCTATTTAACAGGTTTTCAAGATTATTTTCAGTTGCAAATTGCTCCTCATCAAGAATAATCATATCAAAAAATCCTACTATTTTATTAAGTGACATCCAAGTCACAGTAGTAAGTTTTTTCAAATATCTTTTAGCTCCCCAATTTTCAAATTCTGCAGGTATATCTTTCTCAGCTAATTCTGAGGAAGGTGTTACCCATAAAATAGATTCTGGTTTTTCTCTCTTAATAATATCAATTCCTATTTTAGTTTTACCTACTCTAGGAGCTAATATTAATCTTCCATGTGGCTTGTGTTCAAGACCATCCACAATTTCTTTCTGTATTCTACTTTTTTCTTTGTTGTTCATGATTCTTTTAATTCTAATTCTCTATGTTTATCTGATTTATGTGCTACCATTAGTGTAGCCAAACTAGAATCATCAAAAATCTTAATGTGATTTACAATAAGATTCATACAAATTTTTGTTTGCTCATGAGTTTTACAACTAGATATTATTCTAAGTATCCATTGAGCCACTTTATATTTATTCATAATTTTAAGGTTAGTGAACATCTGCATATGAATGTCCAAATTGGACATCTATATCTAGTGCTCTGTTTAATTTTAATTCTTCATTTACTTTTGCTACTGCATTTTTTAAGATATTGGTTGTTACAGTTCTATGTAATATATCATCTACAACAGGGGCAACCACTTCATCATGAAATTGTCCACACATCTTAACTCCTTCATCTCTACAGTTTTTAACCCATCTATCAAAGGCATACACTCCTGTTCCTTGATTAAGAGTAGAAAACCTATCCTTATAGAACCTTAGTGAATACCAAAATTTAGATACTGGATTATATAGCCACATTTGAGTGCCAACTTCTTTAGTTATACAAGCTTTTGCTATTTCTTTTACAGACCAATTCTTTTTCCAATAAATCTTTAATAAAGTAGCACACTGTCTAACTGGCATACCTGTTGTTCTAGACATAGTAAGCTCTCCAACACCATAAACTGCTCCATAATTAACAGTTTTAAAATTTGACCTTTCTTTATTTATGATAGTATGTTTAGTAATATCATGCTCAGAATATTCTGCATCATGATTCCAAAGCTTAAACCATTCTATATTCTCAATTGAAAGTCCCATTTCTCCATTAGTCACTTCATAACCAAGTTCTGCTAAATCTAAATGGGGATCAAATCCAGGAACATTCATCACTTCAACATATTCAGGGTCAAAGAAATATATATAGTGTTGTTTAGTTCTATCTTCTAATGAAGACATATCTGAACCACATAATACATAACCTTCTTCAGCTACCAAGCACCCTCTAATATGTACACCATCTCTCCAATCATTTTTACCTGTTGGTTTTGGTAAGTTTACAATTATAGAATGTTTAAATCTTAAAGTATTTGTTATTCCTGCTATTTTAGCTTGTAAAAAACCTTCTTCATCTACATCTCTTAGAAAACCTTTTAAAAGTCCTATTCTATGTTTAATGACATAGTACATATCTAACTGTTCTAAAGTTGGTTCTACCTCATATAATAGCTTAATTGAAGGACATAATCCCTCTCCTCTAGGTAAAGACATTTGTTCTATCTTCCTAATGCTACCATCATCTTCTTTTTCATATTTAAAAGTTACAGGAATCCAACCTAAACTATAGAACCAATTTTTAAGTTGTAAAGGAGAATTAGGATTACCAGGCTCTCTATTTTTCTCTATTTTTAGAGGTCCTTCAAAGTCTTCATCTAACCCTAATTCATCTAATAAAGATAACCAATTCTCTCCTAATTTACTAACAGTATTATCTCTCTTTAGAAACTTTTTTGGCTTGTGAATAGATTTATAATTGATTTTTTCAGGCATAATATCTACTAGAATTTCTTTTCTAGTTTCAAATTCTGTTTCAAATAAATTTAAGTTACTATTACACAATGGAATATCAAGTTTCCATCTCATTTCTTCTTGCTCTCTTGCACAGTCCATTTTATACATCAAGTATCCAATAAACCTTTTAATTTGCTTATCATCATTGTCATAAATAACTCTAAGATGAGTTATTTGCATATTAAACAGTGAAAGATTAATTTTTACATCTTCTCTTACTCTATTAATATAAACTTCAATAGGTTGTGTAGTCCAATCTGTTACCTTTGGCTTGGGGATGCCAAACATAGCACCATAATTATCAAGACCATGGCTGTTTCTTTCAGGCTCTAAGTACCAAGACAAAATAAGAGTATCAATTAATCTAATGTCTTTGTTCACTCCTAAAATCTTTTTCCACACAACACTATCAAATCTTGAAATGTTATGACAAATTAAAGTTAAATCATCTTGTAAAAGAAATCTCTTCATTTGCTCATAATCAGTAATTTCACCTGATTTTCCTGTATCTAAATTATGCCAACCTAATACATGAATTTTAGTAATAGTATCTAATAAACCATCAGTTTCTAAATCAATTATATATTTTCCCATTTATTTTTCTTGATTAAGTTTAAAAATTTTCTCTAATAGTTTATTGTTCTCTGCTTGAAGCATCTTATTCTTTTTGTGTGCTCCTATCATTTCTTGTCTATAAGAAACTAACCTAGAAAATCTTGAACTATATGTTTTGAAATCTTTTATGAATTTTAATTTATTATCATTTATGATTTTAACATTTTGTTCTTGTCTTCTAAGTTGTTTCTTGAGTTCTTTTATATAAGAGTTAGCTATTATTAGCTTCTCATAGTCTGTAAGTCTATTATACTTAAACATTATACAAAATCACTAAATTAGATGCTCTAGTCACTGCAGTGTATAAAAGTCTATTTCTTTCTTCTAATACTCTGTTTCTCATAACATCTTTAATATTAATCACAACATCTTTATAAGTTGAACCTTGACTCTTATGCACTGTAATTGCATGGTTGTATTTATAACTTAAAAACTGTTCTGAAAATTCATAATACTGTCTCCAATCAATAGCTCTACTAATCGCCATAGCTTTTAGTTTTCTTACATTATTATGGTGAAGTCCTATAAAATTTTCATGTATAGCATAAATATTACCATTCACAACATAAACTTCATATTCAAAAGCCTCTTGAGCACAATAGAAATTTCTAATAGTAGTCTCTAGTGTCTCCACTTTAATCTCTTGATTATTGTGTAAAATATCATCTTCAGATATAATATAAGGTGCATTAAGTACAAGAGTCTCTCCCCTTTCAATTAAAGCAGGAGTGCCATATATAGTAGCCCTTACTGAAAAGTTAATAGAATCAACTTCAGCATTAGTCCAAGCTAAATATTTAAGATTGTCAGTACCATTTTCTTCAGCAAGTTTATAAATAATTTTTTGCCTATCATTGGAGTATAAATATCCTCTTCTTTGGTCTGCTTCCCCCACTACATCCTCTTTTTTACTTTGAATAAGAGGTAAATTTCTACTCAAATCAATAATAGAATTTCCTTCTGCTTGTCTAATTATTTCAGTAAGTTCAATAGTAAACCAGTTTTGATGAAATACAGGTGAATGTACTTCCTTAACAGGATTAACTTGTTTCTCATCTCCAATAAAAATAACAGGAAAATTATATTGTTCTAGTAACCCCAATTGATAGTCATTAAGCATAGAAGCTTCATCAATAACTAATAAACTACATCTAGCAAAAGGTGGATCACTTTTTCTAAAACTCTGTACAAATCTTTTGACTCCTGTTCTCTTATCAATTTGAGGTTTAAGCTTTAAACCTGCATGAACAGTACAAAAAACTACAGGGTCTTTATCCTCTTCCATAGCAATTTTAGTCTTTAAAACTGATAATGCTTTATGAGTAGGTGCTGAAATATAAACATAACCCCTATTTTGTGGGCTTTTCATAAACTCATCTAATAGAAAGTTTACTAAAGTAGTTTTACCTACTCCTGCAGAACCAGTAAGAACTATTCTTTTTCTCTGGTCTGATAATTCAAATAGTACTTTTTCTAACCTTTCTTTTTGATGGTCAGTTAAAGTAATATTAATTAGTTTTCTTGTCTCCATGTTTTAAGTGTTAAAAACCCTAAACTAGACACAGTTTAGGGTTTTATTTATAATAAAAGAGACAATTATTCCTCTTCTTCTGTTGGCTTATTGAGAGCACTATCACCTGAAGCAATAGCATCTCTAGTTAATAGCATAAGAGTTTCTACTTGAATTTCTTTTTTCTTTAAGTCTTCAATAAGTTTTTCAATATGGTTTTGATACATATTACTTCTGCTTTTAGCATTAATAGCTAAAAACATTAATTGATAAGCACTAAGGGCATGTGAATTATAAAATTCAATAGCTTCCACTATGTTAGTGATTTTTGATGCGGGATTAGCTGAGGTTTTTTCTACTCTTATTGCTTGATCTAAATCTTTTTTCAATAATCCAAACTTACTCTCTAATTGTTCTAGTACAAAAGCCTCTTTTGGGTCTAGTGTATCTTCTTCTACTTTTTTCATTAATTACTTTAAATTTATATGGTTTTTACTAGTTTACTATGGATATGGTATCTTTTTTCTACTGAAGGAAAATATACTACTAAATTAGAGTGGTGGTCATGTTCACAATGTCCACAATTAAAAGTAAAATCTTCTTTTGCAACTACAATTCCTGGTACTTCTAAAAAAGACTTTTCAGGTAAGTCATGATTCTTACTTAACTGATTTTTACTTAGATATTCATGCATGTAACATCCTGCAAATTCATCTATCAAAATTACAGAATCTCCAATTTCTTTATCTTCTCTATTAAATTGTGTTTCTGTTGCTATAGAATTTTTAAGTGCTTTTAAAATTCTCTGCATTTCTTTTTGAGTATTTTCTTTACTAAAACCTATATGATTTACTTCAACACCAATGCCTACTTTAGCTAGAGCATCTTTAAATACTTCCATAAATCCATCAATCTTGAATTTTTTCTGTTCTTTTGACAAATAATCTTTTAATTGATTATCAAGAAAGTTTTTTAATTTCTTCTTACTCTCTTCAAATTCTTCTGTGCTTTCCATATCAATTAAAATGATTAATATCCTCTTGGATAGATTCTAAGTCTTTTTGAAGCTGAATTTCTCTTTCAGTTTTTTGTCTCTTCTCTTTCTTTTTTAGCTTTATTTGTAGAATAAAAACTACTAAAGCCACTATTATACCACATAAAAGTGCTATAATATTTATACTAGTTATTAGTAAGTCTGTTTTCATTGTTTTCTGTTTTAAAATATTTGCTTTTAACTATAATTCTTCTACCTTTTCTTTTTAGATTGGTAGTAAACTGTTGTACTAGTACTGGAACTCTTTTTCTCATGGTCTTTTATATGTTAGTATTTGCATTGTAAAAACTAAAAAGGATATATTTAATACCCACTTTAGTCTAGGATTGAAATTGTATTTAACTGCTGATATTGATGGTGTAAAATAGAAAGCTTGTATTCTATAATTATACATTGTATATTTAAATGATATTTTCATAATAAGTTTTCTTTAATCCAATCTATGTTATCAATAGAGGCTTGAATACTACGAGTATTTGGAACCCATCTGTCATCTTCTAACATTTCAAAATCTTCTTTTAAGTTAGATAACCTTCTCAATATTTCTTCTCTATCGTACACCTTCTCTTCAATTGCACTAAGTATAATACAGTTGTTTGAGTCTAGTTTAAGTATATCATTTCCTTCAAAGTATCCTAAACAATTAGATGATGTATTAATACAGTCCTCTTCAAGCTTACCACATTTATAACATTTAATTATTTCTTCACACTCAACTTCCCAATCTTCCTTACCACCTGATTCAACAAATGCTTTAAGAAATGATTGTGATACATTAGATAATGATGTATAAGGGATAATATCTTCTTTAGTAAATAAATTATCATCACTAGTTGCTATGATTTTTAACCAATCTACCCAACTATTAGTAAGTACACACTTGACTTTTTTAACTTTGTTTAGATGATATTTATGTACCATCCAATCCCCCTCTTCAATATTTTCATCTGATGTGATGTAGATATGTTGATATTTTAAACCAAATCCTATTAAATTATTACTGTAATGTAAATGTTGAAAATTAGTTTGAAATATATGTGTCTTATCTTTTGTTGGCAATAATATTGCCTTTACTTGTTTTTTCATTCTATTAGTTTTTCTATACTTTTGGATATATATGTATCATAATCGTATCACTATCGTATATTATCGTGTCTTATCGTATCTCGTTACCAAGCACGAAACCCATATAAGTTAATCATAATAGCAAACAACGTTATAATTATAATTGTTGCTACTATTAATACTTTTACTTGTAAGCTCATATTTTTCATAATCAAGGTATTTTAAATAAATAAATTCTAACTCCTACTCTAACATCCCATCGTAATGCTTTCATTTCATTACCAAAGTTATCAAATTTTTCTGCTGTAAATACATTAGTATTTGCTATAAGAGTGGCATAACTATTTAAATGATATCCAAATGTAAGATTAGTACCAATAGATAAATTTGTCTCTGGTCCAAAATAACTATTATCTCTACTATATGGTCTTGAATCTACTCTGTTAATAACAGATAATTCTATACCAATAGAAGTTTCAAATAAATGGTTAATAATATTAGGTTTATAATCTATACCTAAATATGTATATTTTTGATATTCAATTTCTTTTAGGTATTCATATCCAGCCCATATATTTACATCTAAATTAGGAATTGTAACACCAAATATAAATTCAGGATTAAATACTCCTCCTTCTCCATGTGGTCCTTCAATTACCATTTTCATATCTACTGCTCCAGATACAAAGAATGTTGGTACTCTTTCATGTTTTAACTGTGCTTGTACATTAAAAGAGAATGCAAGAAATAAAATTAGTAATTTAATTATTTTAGCTCTTTTGGCATATCTTATAAGATTCTTTATCTCATTTTCTTCCATATAAATTACTTTATTTTCATGGTGATTTACTGCTAGACATATTCTGTACCCTTCATCATGAATGTACACACCATCTCCAAGGTGTTCAGGTTTTAATAATTCTTCTGCCATTGTTTTTTGTTTTTAATTAATTAATATAACCCTCTTTCTTATTAGCTGTATCCCTTTTAAGTTCAACATTAAAGGCTAATAAGAGTAGGGTCACGTAGTTGCTATTCATTACTAGTTCATTTGTATGAACCTTAACTACTTAACATACTACTAGGATTCCTCCAAACTTTGTTTATAGGTTGCATTCAACCACCAGGAATATTATTGAGAGCTTCCTGAAGTTTTTTCTCTCTAGTTTACCCTGTCAATTCAGGATTAGTATCTTTATGTGAATATTACTCAGGTTCCAACCACTTAGGTAACCAATCAATAGATTGATAGCCCTACTGAGCTAGTAAGTGTCATGTCTATTCTAAATTCACAAAGGTTCAATGTTTAGCCATTATTTTTAATTCCTTTTAATAAAGTAGCACCTGTAATATTTAATTTATATCTTCTAATATCACTAGGATAACCTTTGAATGTTATATCAACCAAAGGTGTCCATCTACTACTCCAGACACAACCATCTTTATCAGTATCTTTTATCCAATTATATATTTCTATACACTCTTCAGCATCTTGTTGGTGCTCAGGGTCTTTTAATTGTCTGGTTAAGTGGTTCATTAATTTTCCCATATTTTCTATTTTATTAAAAACTCTTTGCCCAAATTTCAGTAGGATATTGATTTGGCAAGGATGAAAGTCCTCTCTTGTACCCATAAGCACCAACACATCTACAATAAACACAACTGCTGATACAGTTTGTATAATATTGTAAGAGCATTTATAGTCTTACATTATATCGTTTATCTTCAAATCAAAGAGTTTAATTATTGGACCCTTGTATCTCATTAGTTTAGTGCACAAAATAATTGGCTATTGCTATTTCAAAAGCTTAGTGCAAAAGTTGAGGCTATCACTAATGAGAGTAGGGTCACTATTATTGAAGTAATTATACTAAAAATCTAAAAGGCTTTGTGTCTCGTTTCACTCTACCTTTTAGATTTAATACTCATGACTAATAAACTAACCAAACCAAATTTAAACATGAGCATATAACAAATATAATTAATTAATCAATATAATTTGATGCATTCTCTAAAACATACCATTGTTTAGGTCTACCATCATCATATTTAAAAGCTTTCCATTCTCTTTCATCAAATGCATATCCTGCTGCTGCAAAATGTCCATTATCTACTACTACTACCATTCCAGGTAGGAATTTCTCATCTGTCACTTTTACTGCTCCTGCAGCTTCTAAATTGTGACATTTTGATGCAAATGAAGCACCAATATGTACTCCATTAATAACATTAATATACTTTCCCATTTTTATTTGGTTTTAAGCTTAAACTTTTGATGAAATTCATGAGACTCTCTCACAAACATTAGTCCGTTTCTTTTATATGCCACCATGGTGCTATCATCTTCACATCCATTTGTTGCATTAATTACTTGAAGATTAACAAGAGTGTATTCATCTCCTGTCTTCTCATGTATATATTTTACCATTTCTTTTTGGTTTTGCAATAAGGATATTTTATTCTTTTTATTAATATTTCTCCTTACTTGTGCTTTAAACATTAATAATATTAATATGACTACTAATGTTGACATCACAATGTTTACTATTTTACTTGTATCCATTACTATTTGGTTTTATTATTAAAGAACAATATGATTATTAAAATCCATATCATCATAAGATAATCCCATATATTAAAAAAACTATCTGCATGCATAATTTAGCTATATTTAATTGTTATCAAAATCATCTTCTAAGGCAGATTCAGGGAACATTTTATCCCAATCTTCTTTGGTATTTCCTGTCATTATGAACTCCCTTTGTTCTGCATTTAAATTAGGGAATACATCTTGAATACATTTGACTCCTTTAGCATACTCATATAATTGAGCTTGAGTTACTGGTAAGTCCATTACATTGGCTTTCCCCGTTATAGGGGATACTTTACTTACTTTCATTTGATTAAAATTTAACAGTTATTATTTGGATTTGTGCTTGAGAACTTGTAATATTGATATCTCAATATCACTTTGTTGGGCTACTAACTATGTTTTAGACCACAAGGGTCTAAAAGTCTTTTGAAGGTGCAGGAAACTTTGCTTTATAAAAGCTAAATTTAGAGTAAAAAAAAAGAATTAGTTAGGGTAAAATAATAATAAGAGTAAGTACAGTTATTTGTACTTACTCTTATGTATTATAGAGGAAACTAGTTTCCTACTAATGCTTGACCTGCAACTACATTTTCTCCTGTCATTTCTGATTGGATAACTTGTGAAGCATAGAAATCATCTGCTACAGAGTTTCTATTGTCAACATCTTCTTTTGCAACCATTGAAAAGAATACTGATCTATACTGAGGCTTATTGTTATCATCTAAGATAAGCTGACCTTCCTTTGCATGATTTTCACCATATCTCACAACTTGTGAGTCTGCAAATTCATCCATTGTTCTTAGTCCTTCTTGTATAGCATAAGCTTGGTTAGAAGTTAAGATTGGATGATTAGACATTATTCTATATAAACATGAAGTAGAAGGAATTTTCCCTATTACGTCATCTATTGATGCTACTGCAAAAGGAACATCAATCCAACATACTCTGTTTTCTTCATTTGTGAACTCTTGTTCAGCAAATCCGAAATCAGCAAGTGCAAATGGGTTATCTTGCAAATCATTCTTGATTTGTTTAGATGGGTAATAACTGACAGTTTTAATAACTTGTCTCAATTGGGCAGTTTTAGTGCCTTCTTTTTGGTACTCTCCTACATAAAGTTTGTCAACACTAATAGGTGTTGCATTTGTAGTTTTTCTAATTGAATTTTCCATGGTCTTTGTTTTAGATGGAATTAATAAAAATGTGTTTTGGTCTCTAGTTTTACAAGTGAGAAGCTTGGCATATTAGGCTATGTTACAAAATGTATTTGAATTTTGGTATTGCTAAATATAGTGGTTATTTGGTGACTGTGTTCTATTGCACACATTATCAGCCTGTTAGCCTTAATACTTGAAGTAATACTTTAACCAATTACATTCTACTTAACAGCTTAACTTTTACTGCTTGAATTAGTGAGGGTATTGCATTGGGAAAAACAAATTGATTAAAAAACCACTCCTATTTAGTTATTCAACTAATATAAGAGTGGTCTGAGTCATTTTTCCATTTTTATTTAATAGGTACAAAGAAAGCTACCAATAAACTCAATTCTATTTACACACATCAGGATGTTAAATAGTATGGTAGTAAACCAAATCCCTAACAAGCTATGTAGCCTGATCTGAATTAAATACATATATGCAAGGACTACATTAAGTTAGTACTTTGCCTTGCTTAAATTAGTGAGGGTTTTGAACTGGGAGTTAATAAATAAATAATCCTTTATACCTTTAATAGAGTATAAGTTGGGGTATTGAATAAAAAATAAAATAGAAAAGAAACAAGATGTCTAATTAAAGACACCTTGTTTATTTTAAAGCTCTTGTTCATACTTAGCAAGAGCTACTTTATCTATTGATTCTTCTGATGCAAATAAAACATTATGTACTTGCATAGATGATTTAATATCTTTAGTAATCTTGTTTATTAATACTTCAAATGTATTAATATGGTTTTCCAAAAGAATAACTCTTGACTTTTTGTGTGATGGTGTGTTTACCTCCATCTCCACAAATGCCATAGTTAATTCATCCCATTGGTCTCTGATTGCTATTAATTCTTGAGTTGACAAGTCAACTGTTTTGCCTACAATGGCATCTGCTCTTCTAAGTTTTAAGTCCATATTTATATGTATTTATGAATGACAATGTTGTCTATAATTAGTGGGGGTCTTGAATTGAGATTAAAAGAAAAAGAATCCAGGTACATTGCTGTACCCAGATTCTAACATGCTAAAACTCTGCTACTGTATTAGAGTCTTTGATGTTTATCATACATGCTTCCATGTAATCCCCATCCTCTACTAGAAATGCTATTTCAGCATTTATATCAAGGTCTCCTTGAGCTTTGTAGGTTTTCCCACTTGCTCCTACTACGAAGAACTTACCATTTTTAGGGTTTTTCTTCAACTTCATGCTTGGCTCATTAGCCAATGATTTGAACTCACTAATTGTTAGGAATTCAATGTTACCTGATGTATTTTCCATAATATATGTATTTAGACGACTTTTAGTTTATATCGTCATAAACTAGTAAGGGTTTTGAATTGGGAAATGAAGAAAAAATAAACAATATACCTCCACTACTACACTATATTATTATCAACTAATAACCTTATAAAGGTTTAAAAAATAACCCAAGTGTATCTCTACACTCAGGTTATTAGTTACTACATTTTGTCTATGACCTTAGAGGCTTTATGAGATATAGCTTTGTCCTTGAACATCTCTCTCTTCTCATCAACAGACAACAAGTCTTCACACTCATAGTACAGTTCTCTTTCCTTAGCAAGGTCATTCATTAAGTTTATAATGACAGACTGATGCTTATAAGCTTTGATAAACTCTGCCAAGTCTTTATCACAAGACTCTATAAGGTCTTCACTTTCCAATAGTTTAGCACCTACTAATCTAGATTGTAAGATACTAATAAGGAAAACAGATTGACTATCACTAACTGTTTGACCAAAGTCAAGTCTAGTGTTACCAACATTGAATACTGTTCTGAGTTCAACAGCTCTAGCTTCTTGTAGATTAACATTGATAGTGTCTACACTCAATTTCAACTCAATAAATAATTCTAACATAATACATGTATTTAAGATAGTAAATTCAGCTTACTATCTCAAACTAGTCTGGGTATTGAAATATGTAAAAAACATAAAAATAACCTAAGTATATCTCTATACTTAGGTTATTAGTTACTACTTTTCAATATCAAAGCTCTTATGAACTTTGTTTAAAGTCTTCTTCATACCTATAGTAGGTATAATTGCAAAGACAACACCTGAAGAGTAGAATGTCAACATGTCTTTTTCAGGTGTACCATGCATACACTTAGGATAGAGACCAATACCTGAAGTAGAAGTATGTCCATCTTTCTCTTCAAGATGTACTACCATAGAATATCCTTCCTGATTCTCCATCCACTCTATGTCAGTAGATATGCCAACTACAGTTTCACCATAGTTATCTCCTCCAAATAGGAAAGCAGAGATGACTAGTTTCTCTAAATCAGAATAGTAAGTTGCTGTTTCCTTGTTAATGTCAATAAGATTCTTCATAATATATGTATTTAAGATAGCTTTTAGATTATACTATCATAAACTAGTGAAGGTATTGAAATATGTAAAAAAGAAAAGAGTAAGCCAGAAGCCTACTCTTGTTCTCTTAGATACCATGTGTTGTGTAACATGTATCCATCATCTCATTTAATGTCCACTCTACTTCATGTTGAAGTTCTTCTTCAGGTGTATAGTCTTCATCAGGATATTCCACTTCTGCTAGAGTTTCATAAGACTCTCCAGTTTCATGGTCTTTCCAAGTTAAGACATACTGGTCTTCACTTATTCTATTAACAGTGATAGAACAACATCCTCTCTTACTTTGTAAGATGTAATGGTCATTTGATGGTTTGCTTAGGAGAGTCAGTCCAACTAGGACTGCAACAACTAAGACTAGTACGGGCAATATATATTTGTCTTTCATATTCATAAATTAGTTAAGGTATTGAGTGATAGTTAAAGGGAGGTGATACTATACCACCCCCCTATTGGTATTATGTACAGTTATGTACCCAATACTTATGTCCACATATAGGACATTGATGATACTCCAACCAAGCATAGTATGGAGTGCTATCTAAACCAAGTAGTACTGTCTCAGTTCTATGAATAGCTTCCATCATCTCAGGTACAGGAGCATCACATTGTACACAATGAGTATGAGCATTCACCTCAATGTTTTCTATCTTGTCTGTACTACAGTCAACAAGATCTCTCCAATCTCTACTGATATGGTCTATAGCATGTATAGTACCATCTATACTCCATATAAGAGTATAACTTCTTCTTGTGTTCATTACACATATGTATTTAATATGGCTCTCACTTGTGGGCAGAGAGCCTACTCCCTTACTTAGTCAAGGTGTTGTCACCTAGAATGGCAGGTCATCATACAATTCCCTGTCATCTAGATTACAATCATCCTCTACATCATACCAGTCCTCACATTCAATGTCTTCTGGTATATCATTCCCTATGTAGTAATAGTCTACATAGTGATACACATCAGATAGACACTCTCCTGTTGAGAAAGTCTGACCATGATAAGTGTCACACTCCTTGGTGTCACACATAGATTGATAGATAAATACTAGATCCATGTCTCTATAGGTTAATACTCTCCACCATAATATATATTCATGGCTGAGAATACTTGGTTATCTCCCAATTCAAGGGGGGAGTTTCCCTTTCCTAAAACTAGTGGGGGTGTTGTTATAATAGGCATACATATTCCATAACCCTACAAAAATTTTTTTCTAAATAATTTTTAGATATTTCACTTAATACTTAAATTGTATTAATATTTTTCTTAACTTTGATTTATGATGACACCAGAAAAACAAAAAAGAGAATTAGACCGTTGTAAAAATGGTCATAAGGATATGACAGGAGAAGAGTACTTTTTCTATAATTATTTTAAGATAGGTGGACAGTTGCCTAATCCTAGAACATATACCAAAGAAAGGTTCAAAAAACATAAGGAAGCTATTGAAGCAGATAGAATTTTATGGGACACTAAGGTAAGGAGAAATAGAATTCATAGTGGTAGACTAGCAACAACAATGAAAGCAAGAGCTGAATTTCTAGCTAAGTTTCCATTGACCCCAGAAGAAGCATTTACCACTAAATCTTGGTTTGAGAAGGAAGTAGATAATAAGAGTAAAGAGTTTTGGGAGACAGTTAAGGTATCTCTTAGTAAAGAGGAACTTTTAAATGGTGGAAAACCATTATCATTTCTACCTAATAAGTTGACACAAGCACAGGTAGATAATTTTATTAAACAGTGGAAAGATGCTGTACCAATTTGGAAGGACAATTTAGTAGGTCCTCCTATTGTAACAGGTACAGCAGGGGAAATACCAAATTTTGAGGATAGAAGGAATCATCCTGATTTTAAAGGAAAAGAGTTTTGTGAAAGATGTGAAATGTATCCTCAATATAAAGATGGGTTTTGTGCATCCTGTATACATTCAGGAGAAGTTTCTATAGTTGAGAAAATGAAACCTCTGCAGTATTTGAATAACTTTAATATGGCTATGTCTCAGATTGAAGGACTTAGTAGTAATGAAGAAAAAATAGAAGCTTATAAAGATGTTTGGATAAAAATATCTAAACTGTTAGCTAAAGAAGGAATTGACTTTAAACCGAAATTTAAGAATTAAAAGAAAAAAAGTATGGCAACAATTAAAAAGAAATTAACATTACCCAAGAATGAATATTACTCTAAACATTTGAGTATAGTGAATGTATTTCTTCCAGTGAAGATGACACCTAAAGAAATTGAAGTGTTAGCTTGTTTTATGTCTTTGGAAGGGGATATTGCAGAACAAAGATTTGGTACTTCAGCTAGGAAACTAGTTATGAGTACTATGAATCTTAAACCAGGAGGTTTAGGTAATTATTTTAAGTCTCTTAAACAAAAGAAGTTTCTTAAAGAGTTAGGACATAATAAGTTTGAAATATTATCTATGTTATATCCAACTCCAGAATATCAGAACTATATGTTTCAACTTATAAAGGTAGAAGATTAGTGGCTAGAGTAGTTTACACAGAGGAGTTGATAAGGAAATTTTATGAAGAAGTTTCTAAAGAGTATCCAGAATATCCTATGGCTACAATTGATAAGATTGTAAGAGCAGAGTTTAGAATGGTGAAAGATAAAATGACCAATGGTGAACTAGAGGATATTAGGTTACAGTATTTATTTAAACTAACAGTGTCTCCACAAAGAGTTATGAAGCAATTAAGATTTATGACTTTAAAAGAGGTAGGAATGTCTTTAAGTAAAAGGCAGTATTATATGGAGTTACTATTGAATCATGTTAAAAAGAACAAGAAAAAATTTAAAAAGTATGAAGGAAGAATTAAAAAGTACACAGGATACACAAGAAAGCAAATTGATAGGGGGGAATATCTTAGTGATGGACATAGCAGCCCTACCAAAAGCACAAGGACTTGATGTAGAAAAATGGGCTACTATTATTAGGGAAGAGGGAGTTTTGTTTTATGACTCCAAAGCTGGAGATAAGCCAGAATTTATAAACCCTGATGAAAAGATTGTGATGTATGATGTTAAGGATGAACAAGTGATGAAAGATTTAGAAGAGATTTTAAATTCAAAAGAAGTGAATCCTGAATATAAAGGTGAGTCAGAGGTATTGGAGGATGGAACTATGACAGGGAATTTTGAGACAACATTTCCAATAGAAAATTTAGAAGAAGTACATAATCAATTAGAACAAGAGTTAGATGACTAATCTTATTTATGATCCAATATTAGGTTTAGTGGGGTGGGAATTTATTAATACTGAAGAGCCTATTATAGGTGTTCCCTCTGAGACTAAAGAAGCCATTAAAAAAATATTAGAAAATAGGTCTAATCTTATGAAAAATATTATAAACAAAATGCCACCTAATAGAAGAGTTAAAATGCAGAAAGATTTTCAGTGGCAATTAAGAAAGTTTAAGTGATGAATAGATATTATTTACCAACAGAAGAGGAGTTTGAAGTTGACCTAGAGTTAGAAGTATATGATGAAGATGAAAATTCATGGTCTCCACATACTCTCAATTCAAATTCTAAGAGTGCTTTTCTACCTCTACTTAAGTCTGGAGATATTAGAGTTAAATACTTAGATTCTCAGGATTTTGGAAAATTAGGTTACACTGTAAAAAAGACCTTTTTACATGAACAAGAAAATATTATTGGATATAGTGGAGAAGTTCCAGTAACGGAGATAATTAATGTTTATGATGAAGAAGCTTTAGGTGTATATAAAGGTGGAACTGAAATAGGGATATTTTATCCTTTTGACCCTAAGATTAATCTTAAGATTAATAGTAAGAAGTATTTAATTAAAAACTTAACCAAGTTAAGAGAAATATTAAAATGAAAGCAAAAATAAATTATGTTAATATAAAGTCTTACCTTGTAGGCAATTTTAGGTATAGACTTTATTATAGTAAATTTAAGTGGTTAATAAAGAATCACATAGTAGAGCAGATTGATTGGAGAACTCAAGTAATGGACAAGCAATGTTACGACCAAGGTTCTTGTATATTATGTGGATGCCCAACAATTGCATTACAAATGTCAAATAAAGCTTGTGATAAACCTTGTTATCCTACTATGATGAATAAGTCTGATTGGTTTGTTTTTGAACATGGAGGGGTAGTTTATGATAAAGAGACAGATTTTTGTTGGCAAATGATAAATAAGGAGTTTATAAAGTTTAAAACTAATACTGAAAGAAATAATGAGTTGGAAAAACGCAAATAGAGATTTAGGAGCTGTTAAAGTAGGAAGTGAAACTAAACTAGTTTATGAATGGTCAGGTGCAGAAATAAAGATTTATCATTTGATTAGTTCTTGTGGATGTACTACTCCTGTATTTGATAAAGAGTCTCAAGAAATAAGAGCTGTATATAAAGCAGGAAAAGTGCCTAAACATTTAAAACATATTGGAAGATACACTACTAAAAAGAAAATAAGGATAACTAGTTCTAAAGGAGAGCATGAATTAACTTTTAAAGCAATAGTCATAGAATAATGGATTTATTTAAAGTAGAAGGGAATTTAGTTGTACCTACAGAGCATGCTTTGATAATACCACCTTATAGTGATATTTGGAATAGAGATAAAGATGCTGAAAAGTTAACTGCTAAAAGAGAGTTTGCTTATATTGAACTCATGTGTAGTTATAAGAAGAGCAATGTTTTTAGAGGTTATTCAGAAGATAAAAGACATACAGAAATCTTAAAGGCTATTTATAAAGAAGATGCTGAAAGTTTTATAGTAGATGAATTAATAAAAGAAGGTATAAAACTTTATGAAAAACTTAGAGTAGAAGCCTCTCCTACATTACAGTATTATTTGTCAGCAAAAATAGGTGCTGAAAAAATGGTTGAGTGGTTGTCTACATTTGATATGGAAACTACAAATGAAAGAACTGGTTTGCCACTTTATAAACCTAGAGAAATAACCTCAGCATTAAAGGATAGTTATGATGTAATGAAAACTTTAAATGCTATGGAAGAAAAAGTAAATGAACAGATATTTGAATCTGTCAAGACTATAGCGAACAAAGAAATTAATCATTTTGAAATGTAAGCATATGATAGTAACAGAAGCACTTAATGAACATATAGTTGAAAAAATATCTTTTCATGAACAGAAGAGAGTTTTTTGTGAAAGTATAGAGGATTATGAACAATGTGTGTATCATAGAAATGAAATAAAAAGACTAAAAGATATGTTACATTAATATGGAGATAGCCCCAGAAATTGATATGGTCAGAGCACCTGATGGTAAATGGATAGACACTACTGTGTTTAGAAAAGAAGCTATTAAGTTTAAGAAGTATGGCTACTTCTGTTCAGATTATTGGGGGACCCCAGGTTGGCAAGACTATTGGGAAGAACAGTTAAAAAGATGTCAAGAAGGTTATGAAGTAAACGGACACAAAGTTACAGGACATCACTACATGTATATGAACTTTTGTCAGATACAAGTAGTAAAAAAATTAGAGGGCAAGAAAGCATCTAAAAAAGAAACTACTTTCCCAGATTTCTGGGATGGAGATTATGACTATTTTTGGTCACTGGAAATTGCTAGAAATGGTATTACTCCAGAAGAACTAGAAAAGTTAGCTCTAGAGGTACAACCACATCCAAATCATTTGAAAGGTGGGTATCATATGATAGTAGGAAAGAGTAGAAGAAAAGGTTATAGTTATAAGAATGGAGCAATTTCTGCTAACTATTATAATACTGAAAGGAAGGCTCAAGTAATCATTGGAGCTTCTGAAAAGAAGTTTTTATATCCAAAGGGAACAATGGGTATGACAAGTGATTATTTGAATTTCTTAAATGAGTTTACAGGATGGAGAAAATCCAGAGATTATGTAGACAAACAAGATCATAAGAAAGCTTCTTACAAGAAGAAAATCAATGGGGTAGATATTGAGTCTGGTTATCAGTCTGAAGTATTTGCCCTAACCTTTAAGGATAATGCAGATGCAGCAAGGGGTAAGGATGGAGTAGTTGTCCTCCTGGAAGAAGCAGGTGCATTCCCAAACTTAAAGGCATCTTATGCAGCAATCAAACCAGCACTTACTGCTGGACAATACATTACAGGACAAATCATTATTTTTGGAACAGGTGGAGACATGGCAAGTGGAACAGTAGATTTTGCTGATATGTTTTATAATCCTTTAGCTTATGGTATTATGCCATTTGTTAATATATGGGATGATAATGCAGAAGACACTTCATGTGGTTTCTTCCACCCTGTTACAAAAAATCTAGAAGGATTCTATGATTTACAAGGTAATTCTGATACTGAAGCTGCATTAGAGTTTGAAACAAAAAGAAGAAAGACAATACTTGAGAGCAGTAACAACACTTCTGCATATCAGCAACATATACAAGAGTTTGCTCTCAAGCCGTCTGAAGCTTTCCTTACAGTATCAACCAATGATTTTCCAATAATAGAGTTAAGAGCACAACTTAACAGAGTTATAAGAGGGAAGTTAATGTTAACTAAAGGTACTCCTGTAACATTAAGAAGAAGTGAGGGTAAAATATTGGCAGAACCTGATTTAATTAATAAGTTAAATCCTATAATACATTATAAGGTAAAGCAAAAAGATTTAGTGTCTTGTCCTATTATATATGAGTTTCCCTCTAATCCCCCTAAAGGCTTATATAAAATAGGATATGACCCTTATAGACAAGACCAAACTACAGGAGTTTCTTTAGCTGCAATTTATGTATATAAAACAGTTCAAAGAGGAAACTCTACTAAAAATATTATTGTAGCACATTATGTGGGAAGACCACAAACTGCAGACTCAGTAAATAGAATAGCTGAAATGTTAGCTGAACTTTATAATGCAGAAATAATGTATGAGAATGAAGTTCCTGATGTTAAGAAGTATTTTGAAAGACGTAAAAAATTAAGTTTATTAGCAGCACAACCTGATGGGGTAATATCTAAGAATATTAAGAATTCAAGAGTGGCAAGAATCTATGGCTGTCACATGAATGAGAAACTTAAAGATGCAGGTGCAAAGTATATTAAACAGTGGCTATTAGAGGAGAGAGATTTTGATGAACATGGTAATGTATTAATTAATTTAGATTTTATATATGATATTGGTTTATTAGAAGAGTTGATACTTTATAATAAAAAAGGTAACTTTGATAGAGTTATGTCACTTATGATGGTTATGTTCCAAATAGAGGAAGATGAACTTGGAAAGGAACATGGAGAAACTGGAGAGATAAATCAAAATGCAGTAGACTTACTAGCATTAGACCTATATAGTAGAAATTAAAAAAATAAAAAAATGGCTGAGATGACAACAGGAAAGGTTAGGCTTTCTTTAAGAGAAAAAAATTCCAATAAAAAACAATGGTTTAAAGATAAAGCCGATAAATTGAAAGGTGCTGCTTTTGGAGATTCAGGGCATTCTTTTGATGGTGCAATTTCAGAATATAAAAGAAAGAAAGTAAACTATGATTTGTTTAATAATATTGTAAACAAAGAAGACTTTCAATATGTATGTAAACCTTTTGGTGCAGAAGCAGGGGACTTACCTGCAAACTTTACTAATAAAGATATAGTGTCTCCAAGAATAAAGGCTGCTTTAGGTATGGAAATGAAAAGACCTTTTTCTTTTAAAACCTTAGCAGTAAACGAGGAAGCCACTACCAGAAAAGAACAGCATAAATTTAGTTTAATTAAAGAGTATACTGTCTCTACAATTATGCAACCTATACAAGCTGAAATAGAAGCTAAGTTTCAAGAGCAAACTAAAGGGAGAGAACTTACTGAAGATGAGCAAGCACAAATTAATCAGCAAATGGCTGAAGAGATGAAAGCTATGACTCCACCTGAAGTACAGAAATATATGGAGAGAAAACATCAAGATCCTGCTGAAGCACAAATGCATCAGATATTGCAAGGTATTGCACAGAAAGAAGATGTTAAAAGAAAGTTTGACAAAGGCTGGAAACATGCTTGTTTATCAGGGGAAGAGGTATATTGGGTAGGTCAGGTTAGAGGTAAACCTAGTTTAGGAGTGACTAACCCTATTAGATTTGATTATGACAAATCACCAGACATGGACTTTATTGAAGATGGAGAATGGGGTGTTGCAGAATATAGAATGACTCCTAGTCAATTAGCTGCACATGCTGATGGAGAACTTAGTAACACTCAACTTGATGAAATTTTTAGTGATGGGGGAGGTGCTCAATCTTACGATTCAGAATGGAATTTTAGTGATGCTGAATCTAAATCAGATAATACTGTATCTGTATATCATTGTGTATGGAAAGATTTAAGAAGAATAGGATTCTTAACTTTTATAGACCCAAAAACAGGAGAAGAACATGAAACTGTTGTAGGAGAGGATTATAGAAAGAATTTAGATGCAGGAGATATTAAAATAGATTGGGAATGGATACCAGAGACCTATGAAACTTTTATAGCACAAAATGATATTTATTTTAAAATGAGACCTATAGAAGGTCAACATAAAGATTTAAATAATCTGTTTGAATGTAAGCTACCTTATTATGGGGCTGCTTATGATAACCTTAATTCTGAAACTACTTCATTGATGGATAGAATGAAAGTATGGCAATACTATTACAATATTATTATGTATAGAATAGAATTGCTTATGGCTTCAGATAAAGGTAAACTAATGCTTATGAATATTAATGCTATACCAAAATCTGCAGGAATATCTATGGAGAAGTGGTTGTATTATGCTGAAGCTTTAAAGATAGGTTGGATTAATCCTAATGAAGAAGGTAATAAAGGTTTAGATGTGACTAACATGGCTAAACAAATGGATATGTCTTTAATGTCTGATATTCAAAAATATGTAGACTTGGCAAATTATATAGATTCTCAATGTGGTAAATCAGTAGGAATTACTGAAACTGCATTAGGTCAAATGGAAGAAAGACAAGCAGTGGCAAATACAAGACAAAGTAATGTTGCTACTTCTAATATATTAGAGCCTTATTTTGATTTACATAATCATGTAAAAAGAAATGTACTACAGGCTTTAGTAGAACAATGTAAAATTAGTTATGTAGATTCTGATGATGATTTCTTAACATTTACTTTAGATGATTTATCAGTTCAAATGCTTAAAATAGATGGAGAATTATTAGACTCTTCTACTTATGGTATTTTTGTAACTAGCTCATCTAAAGCTCATGAAGCTGTAGAACTAGTTAAACAATTGGCACATGCTGCTCAACAGAACAATGCAATTAAAATGTCTTCTGTTATTAAGGTAGTAAGAAGTGAAGGTATTCAAGAAGCTGAAGAGCTACTTGAAACAGGAGAAAGAGAACAAAGTGCAGAACTACAACAAAATCAATTACAAGCTATTCAAGAGCAAGGTAAGAATGATGAGAAAGCTAGACAATGGGCTAGAGAAGAAAAGGAAATTGATCAAGCTAATATACTTGAACAAATTGCAGCTAAAGGTGTACTTGACTTACAAAAACAAGCAATGTTATCTATGGGATTCAATGAAGACAAAGATATGGATAATGATGGTGTCCCTGATGTACAAGAAATATTTAGAGATGGGGTAGATGCGAATCTTAAAATGAGAAAACAAGACTTGGATGAAAAGAAATTTGAAGAAGATAAAAAACAAAATAAAGCTAAAAATGCTATTGAAAATAAAAAGATAGATAAGGCTACAACTAAGAAAAGCTAAATTTGGCTATTAGGGATAATCTCTAAAAGTTAAGTTTTAAACTTAAATTATATTAATATTAATACTTAAATTTACGTAACATGCCAAAAGAAAAAGATACCCAAAAAGAGTCTACAGAAGCATCTGTAGCACAAGAAACTGCACTAGAAAATTTTGAATGGGATGAAGGTGGAGGAGACTTCTTTGGAATTGATGATTCAGCAATAGAAAAAGAAGATGTAGTTCCTGTTAAAAAGGAGGATGAAGAGGAAGATGTCTCTAAAACAAAAGAAGAAGAGGAAGACAATGAAGAAGAAGAAAGTTTTTTTGGCTTAGATGAAGAAGACATTAAAAGTGGTGAAGAGGATGATAATGAAGAAATCACTCCTAAAAATAAAACTGAAGAGGATTTAAACTCCTATGCAGAAAAACTGAAAGAGAATGGAATCTTTCAGAATATTGAAATTCCTGAAGAGGAATTGACAGAAGATAAGTTCATTGAATTACAGGATTTAGAGATAGAATCAAGAGTAGATGAAGCTTTTGAAGGTTTCTTCAAAGAGATGGATGATGATGGTGCTGCTTTTCTTAAACATAAAAAGAACGGTGGTAGTACAGAAGACTTTTTTAAAGTTTATGGTACAACATCAGAATTACCTGAAGGAGATTTGGATGATGAGCAGTATCAAGAAAAAGTCAGCAGATATTATTATGGGCAAGTAGAAGGTGATTCTACAGAAGACATAGATGATAAGATTGAGTGGCTTAGAGATACTGGCAAATTAGAGAAATACTCTCAAAAATTTGATTTGAAAATCAAAGAGAAAGAAACTAAAGATAAAGAGGATTTAGTAAAAGCCAACAAAGCAGCAGAAAAAGTTTCTGATGCTAATAAAAAAGCTTTTGCAAATAGTGTCCAAGAGGCTTTGGATAACACTGACCAAGTGGACAACTTTACATTTACTAAAGAAAGTAAAAAAAGTCTATTACCTTTTATCACTAAACCTACTGTAAAAATTGGTCCAAACAAGTATATAACAGGCATGCAGAGTAGATTAAGCACAGCACTTAAAAACCCTGAAAAAATGCTAGTACTTGCACAATTATTACAGAATGATTTTGATGTCAGCACTATAATACAAAATGCTACTACTGTGAAAACAAAGAAGCTAAAAGCTGATATTCAAAGAAAGAAATCTGTTAAACCTAGTAGTTCAGGTAGGACAGGGCACAAAAGAAGTTTAGCTGATGTAAACTTTTAAAAATAATAATTAATTAAAAATTAAAACTTTCAAATTATGGCAAAAGGATTAGTAGGTAATAAGCTTATTACCAAACAAATGCCTTGGCATGCAAACATGACTGAACTCAATCATTTGGGTAAAGCTCTTATTGCAAAGCCAGATAAGTTTGAATCCAAAATTGGGCAGTTATTTACTGCCGAAAGGTATTCAGATAATCCTTTGACAGCTATGGCTATCAAAGAGGGCAGACAAGAAAACACCAATTCCTCTATGTGGGAATGGGACATGAGACCAGCTACAACTAGACCACTAGTGGTTTTAGAAGATGTACAAGCAGGTGACACAACTAAAGGTAAATACAAAGCAGTATTTAAAATTAAGTTGGATGAAAACTGGTATGAGCCAGGAGATATTATTACTCCAGGAACTTCTAATAAGAAGTACCAATGTAGAGTACAAGAGGAAAGAGTTCCTCATGGAAAAGGATACATCTATACATTACGTTTAATGTCAGATAATCCTCAGCTTTTTGTCCCAGTACAATATTTTAAAGCAGGAACACAATGGGGGAAACTTTACTCTCAATATGCTGAAGCTGAAACACAATCTGGTAGCACACAATATGCTTTGCCTATCTCTATGGCAAACAGAATGTCAAGATTCAGAAAGAAATACAAAGTAACAGGAGATGCTCATGATGAAGTATTAGCTGTGAAAATTCCAGATTCAATGGGCACGTACCATGATTCATGGGTTAAGTTTGCTGAAGTTGAATACTGGCAACAGTGGTACAGAGAAATTGAAAGAGGATATTGGTACTCACGTAGTACAGATACAGTTCTTTCAGCTAATGGTAGACCATTAAGAACAGGACCAGGATTACAAGAGATGTTAGAAGACTCTCACGTTCAAAGATTCTCACATTTAACTGCAAGGTTAATTGAAGAATATTTGATGGGTATTTTCTACTCTAGAGTTAAGCCAGGTGCAGCAAGAAAAATTAAAGGATATTCAGGTGAATATGGAATGATTAACTTCCACAGAGCTATTCAAGATTGGGCACAAAAAACTGGATTTATTCAGGTAGTTGACCAAATGTTTATTCAAAAAGGTAGTTCAAGCTATAATGATAACTCATTATCTGCAGGTTACCAATTCACTAAGTATAGAATGGCTAATGGAGCTGAACTAGAATTGATTCACAATCCTCTTTATGATGATAGAGAAATCAATTTTGAAATAGACCCTGTTACAGGTTATCCTTTAGAGTCTCAAAGAATTACATTCTTAGATTTCTCTGGACAAGGAAAATCATCTAACTGTAGAATTGTTAACAAGAATAAGTCATATAAACTTGGGTATGTTGCTGGTTTATGTAATCCTTATGGACCTAATGATGGTAAATTAATGAGTCACTCAGGTAACTTCTATGAAATGCATGTTGAGAAACAATCAGGTATGCATATTGAAGATATTGGAAGATGTGGTGAATTGATTTTATCAAGAAACTAAGTCTAAGGGAAAAGATTATAGGGGGTAATTGATTTTACCCCTTTTAATTAATCAGAGAAGATGTAAAAATCAAATGCACACTAACACAACATATAGTGTGATTAAAAGAAAATAAGTATTAAACTAAAAGAAAAAATTATGTCAAAAGTAGAAATTAGACCATTAAGCATCCCTAAATGGCATGGTAAAGAAGGTCAAGAAGCTTTCACACAACCTCATACAATAGAAGCGTTATATGACCATAATAGTGGTGGTTATGCAACTGGATTAACTGAAGGAGAAGTAGAAAAGTATCAAAAGAAGTTAAAGGTAGACTTATCAAGCACTTTCAATCAAGAAGAACCCCATCCTTTCTGGAATAGTAAAATGGCTAGGGTTAAATTGGAGAATGCAACTATGATTCTTGATGATAGTATAGCCCTTGAATTTGTCAAAGTTAAAATGTTAAAAGCTAGTAAGTATGTGGCTAATAGTATGAAAGAATGGGAAGATGGATTGTTTCCTGAAGCAACACATGTAATATTTGATGAAACTGAAGAAGAAGACATCAAAGCAAGTAAAGCTAAGAAAAGACAGGAAGCAGTTAAATTGTCCCTAGACCTCTCAGCAGAAGCACAAGCTAATATCATTCAGATATTAACTAATAAATCTGTTAGAGGTAAAAGTGCCAACTATTTGGTTGGAGAGATTGATGATCTGATTCAAGACAGATTAAGTGATTTCATAAGAGAAGCAAAGAAAGATAAGAAAGACTTATATACAACTGCTGCAGTTATGGAAGCTATTCACAGAAATGTTTTGACAAAAGAAGGAACAGCAATTTTCTATTTATCAGATAAAATTGGCTATGACTTTGAATCTGCTGTTGAGTGGTTTAAAGACCCACAAAACCAAAACATGAAGACTAGTATATTAGGGAAACTTAATAATTAATCTTCTAAATACAATTAGAATGAATATTAAAGAGATGCATTATGATTTCAAGCAAAAGCTAAATAAGGTTGACTCTCAACAGTATAGGAATTTAAAAGTTCCTGAAATTGATTGGAAACTAAATGAAGCTATTGTGTTATTTGTTAAAATTGTAGCAGAGCCTAAGCATGCAACAAAGCTTGGGTTTGAAACTAGTCAGAGAACTATAGATGATATTAGAACTCTAGTTGTTAATGATGAAAATTTAACGCTACTCTTTACTGAAACTGAGTCTGTTTCTTTTGAATTACCTGATAATTATTTTGATTATATAGGTACTCAAAAGCTAATGATAGAGAAAAATGGATGTGAAGCTTCTGCAATAAATGTAATTCTAAGACAACATGATGATAATTTTGAAGCTAGTCCATTTGATAGAAGTTCTTTTCTTTGGAGAGAAGTAAATATCAGATTTAATGAAGATGGCATTAAAGTTTTTACATCAGGAGAATTTGAAGTTCCTAGCTTAAGTATTAATTATATTAAACAACCTGCATCTGTCAATAACAGTGAGAGTTTTGTAGGAGGTCAATATATAACTTTAGCAGGAGTAACTTTAGACACTAATGTAGATTGTGATTTGCCTTGGCAAGTCCACAATGAAATTGTAGATTTAGCAGTAGCTATAACTACAGGAGATTTACAAATACCTGACTATGCAATAAAGAAAGATAAGTTGAATTATAATCAACTATCATAAGTCAAACAATTTAAAAATTAAAAATTATGTCAAGAAATAATGATGTATTTCAAGTATTAGTTCCAACAGCAGCAGTAGCCGTAACAGGTGGAGTTGCAACAGGAACTACTTTAGATGCTTTAACAGAAGGACAAATTGGTGCTTTTGGTTATGAGAGTAATGTAGCATTAGATCCTACAGCTAAACCAACAGTTCCTTTTTACTTAGCTGTAAAAGTGTTGAACCTAGATGGACAAGAGGATATTGTAAAGTCTACTGGACACAGTATTAATCCTAAAAATGAAGTGAGTTATACTCACAAAGCATATACTGCTCCAGTGCAGATGGTGACCTCAAGCCCCTTTAAAGTAATTCAATGTGGGAATGAAGTTGGAGTTAAAATTGAGATTAGAAATCAAGAAGCATACAGATTAAATGGTTATAATCAAGTTGTAAAAAACTTTATTGTTCCTACATCTGAATGTATAGATTGTGAAACTAGTTGTCAAGATGGAAATTGTACTGATGTTTTAACAGCATTAGTTGCTTTAATTAACTCTGATGAAGATGGTTTAGTTGTGGCAACACAAACTGCTCCAACAGCTACAGACCCATTAGAAGCATGTGATTCAACTGCTGCTGGATATGTAGCAGGAGAGTTGATTTTAACTGTTCAAGCAAAAGCTTTTGCAGATTGGTGTAGCATTAACTTAAACTATTTTTCTCCAAGACAGACAGAGATAATTGTAACTCCTATTGATGGATTTGAAGCTACAGTTATTGATACTGCAATGGTATATGAAGATGGTGCAGGTTATGATGTTAAGCAAATGGAGTATGAAGCAGGTGGATGGAATGGGAAACCAGGACCATATAGAGCTTCTGATTTAATGGGAGTAGCTTTTGAAGGCTTTCAGTATTTTGCTGATGCAAGTAAAAACTATGATGTTTATCATGCTTCTTATGACTTAGTATCTGTTTCAGGATGGAGAAAAGATGACCATTTTGCAAGAACTGTTGTAGCTGCAGAAAACGGAGCTACTGCAACTTTGATAACTACTTTCTTAGATGTTATCTTTGGATAAGAACTAAATAGTTAGTAATATTTATATAAAAAGAGGCTTGGGCACTTAGCCTTAGCCTCTTTTTTATTACCTTATACACATCAATTAAAAAATACAAAAATGGCAGAAGTAAGTTATACTTTAACTAGAGTTCAAGATAAATATTATATAGAAAATACTCAAGGAACAATACTTAACTATTCCTTAATAAAAGTTCACTCTATCATAGGAGAAGAAACCATATCTGAAGGCACTATTGCAATAGGAGGTACACTTACAGTTCCAATTACTAAAGATGGAATATATAAAGTAACTCTTACTGAGGGGATTAATTCAAGTCTAATTGACTTGGAATATTATTTAAACCTACAAGTATCAGCATTAGAAGATATCTTTACTACACTATGTCCCTGTGATTGTGGATGCAATGATTGTACAGAAAAAGAATTGGATTGTTGCAATATAGTAACAACAAAAGATAAAATAGATACTTATAACATGCTTACAAGTCCTGCACTTGCAAACTATTTTAATGTAGTTAATGGACAAGCTTTATCACTTATAGAAGAACAAACATATTGTATTATAAATGAAGAACACATTTATGGAACTTCTATGTATAATAATAAATTAAGTAAGCAAATAGTTGCTTTAAACTATATGGCTTGGTATTTATATGAACTTGATACTTTTGGAACTGATGATACTCAAATAGCTTATATTAAAGCTAAATTTAAACAACAAAGTATTTACTGTTGTATTTATAAATTAGGAATAGATATTAAAGCTATTGAAGAAGCAGTAGCACTCATTTAAAAATATTTAATAAAATAGTATGGCAAGTATAATAAAACAAATAGCGTGGTTATATGGCAGAGTAAAATGCCTTACTGAAGAGATACAAGAATGTTGTGGTTTAAATACTGGTAATAGAATATTATCAGGAAATTTACGTTGGGATACTGGATACAGATATCAAGTTGTAGGATTAACTTATGAATTTGAAGGAAGTACTTATGAAATACCAACTACACTATTAACTTTTTCTCCCCCTATAGAAGGGCTTTCAAGACAAGATGTTGTTTATGTAAACAGTCAAGGTCAACTAGGAATATTAGAAGGGGAGTCTGCTCTTATTTCTGCTGAACCCATTTTAAATGAAAGCATACAACTTAAGTTTACTGTAATTGATATTAACTCTGTAACCTCAAACTCTCAATCCAATAAGATATTAACTGGAGGTTATATTTCATGGAGTGGAGGATTTACACATTTTATAACCCCTTTAACTTATATTATTCAAAATGACTCATATGCAAGTTTAGGAGGTAGTGTCACTTTTACAGATAGTGATGCCACATATAATAGAAAAGATGCTTTAGTAGTAGATACTAATGGTGACTTAATAATTATTACAGGAGTGCCTTCAGAAATACCTGCAGAGCCAGTTATAGATGAACTATTGTATTGTTTAATATCTTATGTTTCTATTCCAGCTAATTCAACAGTAATTGAAAATGTTGCACAAGAAGTTGTATACAGAGAAAATGCTGGAGACCCTACAGAATGGGAAACAAGTACAGATTCACTCCTAATAGCATTTGAAGATAATACTTTCCCTAATAATGGTGTAAACTGTATTATACAATCAGAAGAAAATATAGCTGCTTCACTTAAATCAATTACATTTAAAAAACCTTCTACAGTTACTTTTTCAGATTATACTGCATTAGAATTTTATATTAGATTAGATAAAGCAGTACAAAATAATGATTATCTTATTTCAATATCAATGACTGTTGATGGAGAAACTGCTGTTGATAGACATATTTTATTAAGTGGAAATAGTAATTATGACCAAACTTTAGCAGGGGAATATCAAAGAGTTGTAATACCTATGGAATTTTTTACAAATGTTCCTGCAGAATTTGATTCAATAATATTTACTTTTACAGATGGGTATCATGGAGTTTTTAGATTAGATGATATTTCTCTTGTAAGTGGAATTGGAACACCTCCTACTTCAGTAAATACTTATTTAACATTAGAAGATACTGATGATATAAACTATTCAGGAAAACAAGACTATGTTCCACAAGTAAATCAGTCAGAATCAGGACTTATTCTTGTAAGAAAGTATTGGATTAGAATAGATAATAATGATATTAGTGCTGACTTACATAAAGCAGAAGGTAATAGAAGTCTAGGAGATATAGAAGATGGAGACATTGTAAGAAGTGCAATATTTAAAAGTAGTAATATATTTTTACCTTATGGTGAATATGATTCTGGAATAGGTCTAAGTACAGATATAGACTCTTATATTATACCTTTAATGTTTAATTAAAATGAAAATTAAAATGAAAAAATATTTAAGCCTTTTAGTCTTGTTGATGCTTACCATTAATATGGTTCAAAGTCAACAAACAGAAAGAATTAGTGCAAGTCATAATGCTGTTTTATATAGAGAATCTAGTACTACTTGTAATGACCCTATTATTTATGAAATACCTAATCAAACAGTTGTTTACAAAAACTATTGTCTAGATAAATTTAGAGAATGGACAGGAACACTTTGGAGAGATTTTGGCAATAATAAACTATATAAAACATATTCTCATAGTGTACAAAAATTTGATGCTGGTCAAGGTCCTATAGATGTTTGGTTAGGAATGAAAACATTGACTACTTCTAGTCCTGTATTTAATGTAAATACTGGTCAAGCAGATTTAGTAAATGTAGTTGCTTCAACAGCTATTAGTTCTTCTATGCTTTCTCCTAGAGATACTTATTTATCTAATATTCAATTTCAAGGAAATGTAGGTACTCCTATTTCTATAGCTTTAATAATGTTATATGATAGTACAACAACAATATTATATGAAAATAATACTGTAAATGATGAGAGCAATGCTAATTTTCTTTATGACCCTGATACTACAACTGTAATACCAGAAGGAGCAATATTATATTTTTTAATAAAGCCTTCAAGTACAGGACTATATGGTTCTTTTCAATTTCATATAACAGAAGTTTTAGGAACAGAGTTATCTGAATATGATTCAGGAGGAGGAACTGGAGTGTCTAATCATGCTCTTTTAACTAATTTAGATTATTCAAATGCAGCACATACAGGTTTTGAGCCAGAAAAAGGTGCAGATGATTTTTATGTAACTGGTGCTGAAAAAGTAGTTTTAAGTAATACAAGTAATTCAAATTCAGGAGATCAAGATATTGATGGAATAGTAGATAATGCTACTGCAATAGGAGTTATACAAGGAGAACAAACTACTCAAAATACTAATATCTCTAATAATGCAACCAACATAGGAGATAACATAACTAATATAGGAGATAATACTACTAATATAGGAAATAATACTTCTAACATCTCTACTAACACCACTAATATAACTAACAATATAGATAATATCTCTACCAACACAACAGATATTTCTAATAGAGTTCCTTATGAAGGGGCTACTACAGATGTAATTTTAGGCAATAATACCCTTACTTCTATAGACTTTATTGATAGTGATGGTACTCTTACCTTAACAGGTTCTACTGTAAGTTTAGATAATAATATTACAGGTAATATTTATTACTCTAATGCTGATCCTAGTACTGCAACATCATTAAGTGTAGCTAATTTAAAGAAGGGTGGGTTTGCAGTTTATTATTCTAATACACCAACTATAGCACCTAGTTTTTCTAATGCCACTATTTATGGGGTAAACACATGGCAAGCAAATGTAACTTTACAAATTTATGTTTATTCTCATGATGGTATAACTGCTCAATATTTCTTTGCCAATGCAATAGCAGGTGTAGAAGGAGGTGGGTACGTACCTTATATCAATGCTGTAGATGATGTTAATTTAGGTCTTAATAATATTCTAGCTACAAAATTTATAGATATTGATGGTACTGAAAATAAAACAGGTGCAGTTATAGAATTAGATGATAATGTAACAGGTACAATTTATTACACTAGAGCAAATCCTAGTGATAGTTTGACTTTAAGTGTGACTAATTTAAAAGCAGGCGGTTATTCTGTTTACTATTCTAATACTGAAACAAAGCCAGAATTTACTAATGCTACACTAAATGGTACAAGTACTTGGGTAGCAAATGTAACTATGCAGATTTTTATATATACTCATGATGGAACTACTGCTGAATACTTCTTTGTTAATGCAACATCTACACCCACTTTAGATGAGGTTTTAACAACAGGAAACATAGGCACTACTGGTATACCAATAATACTCAAGGGAATAGGGTCTAGTGAAGCGAACTATACAGGTGATTATGCAATATTTAATTCTAGTTTAGGGCAGGGAGCAATTACCTCTTTGTTTTCAAGAATGAGTGCGTTAAATGGTGATTATACTGATTACAGACATAACAATATTGTTTTTGCAGACTCTACTTTAAATATTTCGCAAACGTTAAACATGTCTAGTGTTATACAAGATGGTACAATTACAATACCTAATGTAACTGGTGAAATGGGGATAGTAAATGGTTATAAACTTCCATTAGCAGATGGCACAGCAAATCAAGTAATTAAAACTGATGGTGCAGGTGTATTAACTTTTGGAGATGAATCTCCTAGTGAAGCTGAAACAGACCCTACATTTACAGCTTCTCCTGCTTTTTCAACTACAAATGCAAACGGAACAAATACAGGTGATAATGCAAATAATTCTCAGTATTCAGGTCTTGTTACTAATGCCACTCATACTGGTGATGTAGCAGGTTCTACTGCTCTTACAATACAGACTGATGCTGTTGATATTTCAATGCTATCTGCAACTGGAGCTGCAGGCAGTACTACCTATTTAAGAGGTGATAATACTTGGGCAGTAATACCACCTGCTGGAGCAGAAATTAATGATCTAACAACAGAAGTAACTTGGACTGATATACCAATAGACAATGTACCAACAGGAACAACAGGTACAACTGTTGCCTTTGGAAATCATTTACATAATAACGTTTACCAACCTCTTTTAGAAATCTATTCTGAAAGTGGAACTTTAGCAGGTGGAGATGGTATAGGTCTTATAGGAGACTTTAATCCTGTTGGAAATACTGGCTCTGGTATATATTTTGACCAAAATTATGATGATGGTAAATCTTTTATAGATTGGATAGAAATACATTCAGCAGATGACCTTTCAATATCTTCTATTGGTTCTGAAATTTCAATGGGAGGAGGAATTAATTTGACAGGTAATTCAATAACTTCCACTTCTACGGGTAGTCAAGAACATACTGGTTCTAATTTAACTTTTCAAGCTA